ATAAAAGAGTTTTTACAGTAAGGATAAGGCTAACAATGGAATTCAAACATATGAGTTGTCCTGAATGTGGAAATGGATTAGCTGCTATGAGTGATGACGACGGTGCTGCCTATTGGTGTACTAGTCGTTTGAAAAACGGTGAAAGATGTTATTATTCTACATATGTGGAATATGAAAAGGATGAAGGTCCCATTGCTCCATCTCAGTATGAATATATGAGATATCGTGGTGGGTATTAAAAAATCGGGGATTGGCGTAACTTGGTAGCGTACGTGATCCGGAATCATGTGGTGTGGGTTCAAATCCCGTGTCCCCGACCAGAGTAAAGGAAGTTTGATTTATGATTTATCTTGTATCTTTGGGCTATGATTACGAAGGTAGCGATGTTCAAAAAGCATTAAAATCTTTCGAATCAGCCGAGAAATATGTTGAAGGATTCATCGAGCAAGATGGTAAAGATTTCTCTTATCGGGATCCTTGGACCAGAGACAGGGCAACATTATGGTCATCTGGGTCCAGATATCTTGTAATTGATGAGATGGAAGTTGAAGACTAGACACCTAATGTCTGTTATTCTAGATATATAAACACATGTTAGGTTTTTCTTTGTCAGTATGTCCATATAGGGGACAATAGAGTGTAAGCTCAAACTCACGCCGCTGACATCATTCCGTGGTATCATAACTGGCAATGAAATCGGCTGTTAACCGATGATATGTACGTTCGAATCGTACCCACGGAGCCAGCGACAGGCTGCGATTAGGAATGGGTTAAAACAATCTCGGCTGAAATGGATTGCCGAAAACCTTCAATTTGTTCGTGTTTGAAGTAAAACGTAAACGAGCCCCGCTGACTGGCAAGAGGGTTATTGTTGTCAGAGCTGTTCCTCTCAGTTTGTTGTTGATAGTGAATGCGTTAAGGATTACATAGATAATGCTCCGATGGTGTGGGTATCAAATCCCATCCGCTCAAAGAGTCGCATGAGCGGTAGCACAAGTGGGTCGCAAGACAAAAAGTGCAGGGGCGCAGCGAATCTTTACAATTCTTGTCACTATGTTTTTCTTTTACAAATGGTATGACATGATATGTACAACCATATGAGTAAAAGAATTTTGACACCTTTTAGAAAGAAGTATCTTAATTTTCGTATTTCTGAGTATAGAAGAAAAGTTAAGAAACAAGCAGTAGAATATAAAGGTGGCGCCTGTCAGAAATGCGGATATGATCAATGTGTTGGTGCATTAACGTTTCATCATCTTGATCCTAATGAAAAAGAGTTTGGTATTTCTGCTGGTGGACTTACTAGGTCTTTGGAGAAGTTAAAAACTGAATTAGATAAATGTATCTTGTTATGTCATAATTGTCATGCCGAGATTCATTTTGAAGAAGATGAAAAATCTGCTGAAGTTAAAAGGCAAGAAATAGAAGAAGAGAAAAGATTATATAAGAAACATTCTAAGGTAGCATAATGGCAATGCAGTTGGCTGTGGAAGCTAAAGGAATAGATAAGACCCGTTCGATTCGGGCAGCTTCAAGAATAACCAACCGCTGGGTAACCAGTTTCTAGGTTCGAGTCCTAGCCTTAGAGCCAAAGGAAAACATATCTTCGAAAATGTGTTCTCCGTGTTGTGTATTGTAAGAGCCTTAGACTCTGAATCTAGGACCAAAGAGAGCGATGACAATGATCTATCATCACCGGCTTTGGCACAACAGAACTTATCTATCCCTCGTCTAAATAGTCAGGACAGCGCCATTAACAGGCGAAGATGCTGGTGAAACCCCGGCGGGGCAGACCATGATGAATGCAGTAAGGACTACATACATAATAACAATAACCTCCAAGCATTTCTAAGAGAATAAATAGAATGTCCCGTATGATTATCAGAGGGTTAAAACTGTAATCCCATATTATTGTTGATTGGTCATTCAATTCAATAAACTCGTCTTTACGATTTCTAGTCATCAAATTTCTGAAAGACACAAGCCATGTTTAGTTCATCTGGAACACTTCATTTCGATTTGAAAAGAGGCACTAAACAATTTGAACCTTGGTGGTGTTTGCTTTCATGTGACGATCAAATTGCTGAGTATTACTCTTGGCAATTAAAGAAATATGGAATTGAATCTAATCCAAAAGGTTTATGGGGAACGCATATCTCAGTTGTTCGAGGAGAGACTGTCCCCAACCCATCAGCCTGGGGCAAGCTGGAGGGATATGAAGTAGATTTTTATTACAACCATGTGATAAGATTCGAAAATGGAATGCATGCCTGGATTGATGTTTATTCGGAAGAATTGTCGGCAGTCAGAGAAATGTTAGGCTTTCCTTTTAAGCCTTGGTTTCATTTGACAATTGGTAGGTTAGAAAGACCTTTCGATCCGACAATGAAAGAAGTTTTCATCTACGAATAAGATGATATAATGTTAGCATACCCCCGTACGCATCGGGTGAGGCGGTCTGCTTGTCACGCAGATGAGGGCGGTTCGAGTCCGCTCGGGGGTGCCACATAGGCGTATAGCAATTCGGCAATTGCACCAGCTTGTCACGCTGGACCAAGCGGGATCGACACCCGTTACGCCTGCCAACCAAAGGAAGAAACAACATGGAAAACGAAGGAAAGTCTTGCGATTTTACTTACGAGTGTCATCGTTGTAAGAGGTTAGTGAGTGGTCATTATCAGAATAATGAAGATGATGAAATAGTGATGGTTAGAGAAAAACCAAAATCTTCAACATTTTTATTCGAATGTTTTGCTTGCCACTACAATCTTTGGTGAAACAACCGGGCGAAAGGTAAGCTGGTTGCATCCGGGTGTCTTATAAACACCTTGAGGTGGGTTCGATCCCCACTCGCCCGACCAGAGTAGTTTAATGTTTACGAGTACTCATGGAAACGATATGTAAATATCAAGGTTCGAGCCCTTATTAAACTACTTAAGAATGGCTTCTTAGCTGAGATGGATTAGCGTCTGCCTGAAGAGCAGAAAAGGTTGGTTCGATACCAACAGGAGCCACCAGACGAATGCTCAAAGGGAATACACAGCAATTGACCGTTAATCAATAGATTGTAGGTGAAAATCCTACCTCACCCGCCAAGCAGAAAAATATTACGGGTGAGAAGCTATAAAAAACCTCTCTTTAATTTTGTCGTCAATGGCACCTTCGTATTTGTGGTCAAGACCGCCGTCTGAAAAGCGGACGAAAACAGTTCGATCCTGTTAGGTGCCACCAATGAAAAGACATATTAGAATGGATAAATTTGGTACCTCTATAACAGAAGATGGTAAAGAGGTTAGGTTTAATCCAAATAGAAAGTTGACATGGGTTATTGACGAAAACAATTATGTTTGGTTTAATGCTCCATGCAGTATGAGTTACGAATCTTTCATTAAATCTGGTGGAGAAGATATCGTACTTACTTTCAGTGTTTAAGATTTTGGACACTGCAACCCGGAGAGTGAAAGAGTCTGGGTCGATTGCCGGCAAATAATCGGGTTCAAATCCCGATAGTGCCCACCAACTTGGTTATAGAGAGCCCGCCATTGTCCACCTACCAAGGTGGGTAGCAAGGCGTCGAAAGCAGGCTAGCGTAGGGTTCGATTCCCTGTGTATCCACAATAACCGTCCTCTAGTTCATTTGGTTAGAACGCAGCTCTGATAAAGCTGAGGTGCCGGGATCGTAGCCCGGGGGGACGACCAATGAAAGACAGTAAGCCAACCATCAAGGAACTATTGGAAAGCAAGCCATTGCCATGTCCAATATGCGAGAGACCGAATATGCGTCCCTCGGATCATCATATGGTTCCAAAGTCCAGAGGTGGTAGGACTACTGAAACAATTTGCGCGGATTGTCATAAGGCAATTCACGCAATGTTCACTAATAAAGAATTGGAAGAGACTTATCATACTCCAGAAGCTTTATTAGCTCACGAAGATTTTGCAAAGATGATTAAATTCATTTCCAAACAAGATCCTGGTGGTAAAGTTACTACAAAGAAAAACAAAGATAGATTAAGAAGAGAATAAATATAGGGTAAGATTAGGCGGGTTGCCTTGGCTTCTCTGATAAAGAAGTTGTGCGTGGGTTCGAGTCCCCGTTGCCCTACCAACCAATAACATGAAAGAAAGATAAAATGTTTTGGGAATATGATGATGAAGATGGCGAAGTGAAGCCGAAGAAGGAAGAAAAGGAATTTCCGAATTCTGATGAGTCGGGAGCCGAAATGAGGTTTCATAAACGTATTGAAGGCTTCAAACAGGAGTCTAAGCCTGTTTATAAGCATCATAGTTGGTGGTTTGTGCATAATTGTATTGCACATCCTTTGATTGGGGTTTTCCCGTGTAAATCTACTTTTGATTTCCATGATTGGACATCTAAGAAGATCAACGGCGTATAAATGGGTTCGTAACTCAATTGGCAGAGTGGCTGGCTCTTAACCAGTGTTGTGAGGGTTCAACTCCCTCCGGACCCTCCATGAAACAAATGCCTGTGAAGGATTACATTTCATTATAAGAACGAGAAGAGGGTCCGATTCCCTCCACTGCAACCAGTATTGGTTGATGATTGGCCAATCAGTAAGACGTCACTGCCCGACAATAGTATTGAAACACATATTACCAAGTTTGGGATCCAATCTTTTATTGCAGTGTGGTGTAATGGCAACACGCGAAAAATAGTCTTTCCAATTCTTGTTGTTTCAGATTTTTTATTATCTAGATTGGTGAATAAATGAGTAAAGAATTAAGTGTAGAAAAGCTGAATGAGATTTATTTGCTTATTAAACCTCCAGTTTCTTTTATTTCTACATTGAAACTGGATTTGTCTCTCAGAGAAAATAATGAACATGCGGGCTCCGGGTTAGGAGGAAATCCTTCGCAGTTCCTTTATTTAATGACGAGAAATATCAAATCTCTTCATTCTAAAGATGGAAATGTTCATGTTCACCTAGATAATGGCGATCTAGTGTTTACCGTTCCACAAGATGTGAAGCTTCTTCCTCTTAGAGAGGCACTGAATAGATTTTGGGAAACCTGTCCAAATAAAGAGATTGCTACTTTCAAACAACTGAAAGACGTTTCATTTTTGAAGGATCTTTGTTCTGATAGAATGGATATTTGGATGTTAATCCAAGCCCTGGACGTGGCTAACGAATTAGTTGTTTGGTTAGATCGTGCCAAGCAGTTTATGACTTCCACTTCTGATTTTTTCCATGTAGAAAAGTTGGACTTGGAAAGACAGTTTTTGTTGGATATGGGCTTGCCCGCTGACTACTTAACAAAAGTTCGTGATTTAGAGAAAGAACGTTCTTCTGCAAGAACAGTTGGTAATGAACCAGATCACATTAGTATAATGATGAGAGATCATCCAGTTTGGGGCTCAAAACTAAAGAATCTTAAAGCAAGAAAAGATGCAGTATTAGCTCAGATTCTTAGTGAACAAGATATTCAGAAGTTGAATATGATTGGGTCTTTTCCAGATTATATTTCAACTTTTGTACTCAGATCTGTTATAGAACTAGATAGAATAGTTGTTCATAATTTGGATGAGAAAGCCAAATGGATAGATGATGTCAATAAAATTCTCTCTTCACTTGCCCCAGATAAATCATGAAAAGACATAAAGCAAAAGATTCTTCGGGTAAGAATAAGATTTTTTACATTCATGTCACCAATGTCAATACTCCTCTCCAAACTGTGGAAGATTCCTATTCTGTAGTGGGACCAGATTCAAAAGAAGATTTTGAAGATTTCCGATACAACAATTGGGATGATCAGATTATGGAAGTTGGATCTGAATCTATTGAAGAAGACGCGCTGATTGCATTGACCAGGCACGAAGCCGAAAGACTTTATGCCAGATTAGGAAGGATGCTTTCAGAATGAGAGTTGGCTTAGAAATAGATAAATCCGGCAGAAAAAAGTGTCGTTACGACAAATGTGAAAAAGATCCCAAGTATATTGGGGAAAACGGTAGAATTCTAAAAGGTACAACTTGTGCTTGGATCGAAGTTGATGATGCGGGTGGTACTTCTTGTGGATACTACTGTCGAGGATGCATAGACAAGATTTATGCAGAGTTGAAAAAGATTTTGAATCCTAACTTATGGGTTTTCCATTGAGGGAAAGTTATCATGGACGTTTTAGATGATCTTGGTTTGGAGGCGGGCGCCAGCATTGAGAAGTGGGACGAACAACTCCAAGAAAAGTTAGGTCTTAAGATAATTGATCTGCAAAACGCAATTTGTGAATGGATCAAGAAGAATTCAGAAGAATTAACTCATGAGTTCGTCAACATCGCCCCATCAGGCGACTATGGCAAGCTTCTGGAAGACAATGACAGCATGGCAGAGTTCCTCAAGAACGAATCAGCTAAGCCGGAACATTGGAATCTGATGGCTGCCAGAGGGAATGAAAATCCAAATCTAATCCAGTTCATGTTTGACTGTGAAGTGGTAGATGAGGGTGATACCTTCAAAGGTTTTGTTTTTGTCAGCAAAAGTGGAAAAATTCGCCATGCATTTGCGCAAAATCAGGCATGATATATAGAGCATGCAATGGGTTCGTAGTCTAGCGGCAATGACATCTGGCTCTTAACCAGACGCGTAAAGCTTCGAGAGTTCGAGTCTCTCCGGACCCACCAACAACTATTATTGGCTAACCCAGCGTTCTCGGGCTTAATAGTTAAAGTTATCTTAAAACGAGATTAAGATAGTTTAATAGTTGTTTATTTGGATCTGTTGTCTAGCGGCAATGACAGGAGACTTTTAATCTCCCGGCGAAAGCCTACGCGGGTTCGAGTCCCTCCAGATCCACCACAAACTATACGCATAGTTTGATATAGTAGTAATGGGCTTGTAATTAAATGGGATAATTTCTGATTTGCACTCAGAGTTTGAGAGTTCGATTCTCTCCGAGTCCACAATCCTCCCTCTAGTGGTTATGAGGCGCGACACATGGCGTTAGGTGTGTGACAGCAAGAGAGGCTGCACATATGGGGCTGTAGCTCAATTGGAAGAGCGCTGGTCTTGCAAACCGGAGGTTGAGAATTCGAATTTCTCCAGCTCCACTATATGTTTTACCAAATCTTCATTAAGATTCTCAACTTGAACAGTATTATTTAAGATGTTTGATGACTTCAATAGGTATGTACTGATACCCGCTCCCAATAGGCTAATTACCATTATCAAAATGGATTTACCTTATCCAACTGTTGCTGAATTAGAGGCTGTAAGAAAAATAGTTGATGATAATAAATGGGGAGTTAAGGAAGTTAGAGAAAACTTTCCAACTTACGAAATTGAAGAATTTCCTGCTTGGGCGGGTGATAAAAAATATAGTTTCATTGTTTTTGATGCTATTGATCCTATTTCATCTGGTTGGCAAGGAATTTTTGAAGAAGCTGAAAAAGATCCTGATCCTAATTTCATGATTTTTACGGCAAATTACTACAAAGTAAAAAGAATACCTAACGTACTCATACCCTTTATATGAATTTAGATAAGTTAACCATCCTCTTATGCCTTGCTTTTCAAGAAAGTGAAGGACCATTTGAGGTAGATGTGAAAACTTCTGATTCAACTGTTAGAATGAGATTAATGAAAGAAGAAATTAAGAAGCTATCGAATAATCCGTCAATTATAGAGATTGACATTCGCACGCCAGTGTCGGATAGAAGATTGAAAGAAAGATGGACTAAGTATAGAAGAATAAATAGAAGAATCATTCTTGATTAGATTTGCCCCAATGTTCAATAGCATGACAATTAGCGCAAAGTACTTCTAGATTCGAAATATCGTTGTTATCATGGTTATGATCTTTGTGGTGTACAACGATGGCTGCTTCGTGAGAGAAATTGCATCTTTCACATATTTTTGGTTTACATGCTATTTTGAATACTTTATCTCTATAATTTCTTCTTCCAGTGCCATAATTAGGTAAATGCATATCTTTCAATCCATCAATTGCTTGTGCTAGATTTTTGTGCTCTGTTGTACAAAAATATAAACCACTTTTTGATAGAGATTTTTTAGAAGGACTTCTATAAATGGGCGTATTGCACCACGCACATTCTACATTAGGTTGAGGTTTTTCTCTAGATTTACCATTGTAAATGGTTGCGCACCGTAATTCACAGAATTTTCCATTCCCCCTTTTTACTTCGCGTAAAGGGGCTTTGAATTCTTTTAAGCAATTTAGACATTTTTTATTTTCATATTTCATGTGGAGTTTCCTTGAGTTATGTAAAGTAGCCACCCTACATATAACATGCAGTTATATGCTTCTTCATGAAGCACCCCATTGTTATTGATTCAGATGGCGAAATAAGAAATGTAAATGATCCTGTTGCCAATGTAACCAAATCATTCAAGAGGTCATTCAATCGGATTTTTAATGCGCCGCTTAAACCTTCCAGAATCCTCATGAGTGAGGCTGACTGGAAAGATATTTTGGCGTGGTCGAATTCGGTAGAAAATAAAGATGATATATGATGCTGTATGAAGCATCCTGTGATCATATCATCTGACGGCACTCGCTATAAAAAACCTACTCCAGGTATTATCGGTAGTTACTTGTCAAGTGCGGCTGGTCGTATGAGGCTAGCGCAGTCGATGGTTGCGCCTCTAAGAACTAGACTTGATTATCAGGGTATAGCTAGAAGAGCCTTTCTAGTTGAGCAATTGCCGCAAGGGGCTTTGCCACTTTATGATAAGTTACCTGATGTTTGTACGGCTGTACTTAACGTTGATTACAAGTACAAGCATCGTGAAGTAATCATTGATTCTTCGGGTAAGCTTCAAAAAAGAAACTCTCCTAGAGGTGTTAGGGGAGTTAGAGTGAAGATGCCTACCTTTGAAATCTTCTCCAATCCTACAATCAGATTGAGTGATGTCAAAACTAGAAGGTTTGATTTAATAGATAAATGCAAAAATGAGATCTTGGCAGCAGAAGATTCTGCCATTTTTTCGGCATTAGATAACGCGAGCGATAAATAATTGAGAAGTCGTCTAACTGGCAGGATCCGTGGCTTTGAACCACGATGTAATATAGGTTCGAATCCTATCTTCTCAGCCATATGGAAATAAGTTATAGACATTTGTGGAAAGCTAAATACGCAAACGTCTTGCGCTTAGCCAAATCGTTGAATATTTCTTGCACTGAATGCGATTGTGTTCAATGTAAGATTAAAGTGATTGAACAAGTAATACGGGCGTTGTAACATTTGGGAATCGTCTAACTGGCAGGACAAAAGTCTCTGACTCTTTTAATACAGGTTCGAATCCTGTTTCCCAAGCCAAATTGTGATTAAAGTAGACGCTGCAATAAATGATCCATCATTTATAGAATTCAAACAGTTTGTTAATTCTTTGCGCTGCCCACTATGCAATTCCCAATTAGATGGAAATTTGCACGCTAAAAAAGCAGAATTGTATTGTGTATCTAATAATGACGAATATTCCGGTAGGTGGTTTCCTGATAGTAAACTTCCCACTTATGAAGTGATTAGATATTTTTATAGCCAATATGAATATGTAATCTCAGTTAATAAAGAGAGAGAAGATCAGTTTTGGACACAAATCAATCGTTATGATAGAGATGTTATTCCTTATTATAAACTATCAACTCGCAAGGAGCTTTTCAATTTCACGGGAGATAGGCTTTTGTTCTTTAGGAAAAGAATGGAAGAAAAAGAATTTCTGGACAAATTGAAACTATACAACGTTTTTAGCTAAAGTATGGAGCCGCTGTTAAAGAAACTATTGAATAGTCTTAAATGTCCAATCTGTCAATGCCAGATTGATATGATAGATCGTAGGTCTGGATATGGCTGCGTAAGTGATTTAGATCACTACACGATTTCAGTAATGAGAAACGATTTGGGTCTTTACCAAGTGTTTTCTGAAACAGTGAATGTTTATGACGATAAACATAAATATAGATTGACTAAGAAGTATGACTCTGCTCCGGCAACCTCTGTGAAAACCGAGATAATGGTTTTTAAGGTGGATCCCGAGGGTAGGGTCAATTTCAGTTTTAAGAACAGCTCTTTAGTTGTCGACAAAGAACTTTTTGACTTCTCAAAATTCAATGTCGATAAAGCAATCAACAGAATAAGAACTGTTTTCACTTTCAGTTGATTTATGAAAAACTTAGATGACAAGCGATGTCCCATCTGTCGGTCCCTTTTGAAGAAGGAAGAATCTGACTTCAAAGCTACCACGCTTGTCACTTACAGATGTGGGCTATTTGGAAATGCCCACTATTCATTCAAATTCGGTAATGATTTTATTGCTGGAGATGAGGAAACGATTAAGATTCGTTTCAATAATAAGAAGTACGAAGTAACTCAGTATCTAAACAATAATGATATTCTAGTCGTTGTTTATGATAATGAAGATCAATACATTTGTACATCAGAGTTCAATGATTTGTCAGCTCAAGCTTTTGATTTCTTAAATGGTGATATGAATAAGATTATCAACAAATTAAAAGTTATGCTTACTTTTCAATAAAATTTGTCTCCATTGGAGAATGTTATGTCTAAAAAGAATCTAGCCAAAACCACCATTGAAGGTGGTCGTGCTCGTTTCAACAAGTGGGAGCGCCGCAATTCCTTCACTGTTGAGAGAGCCTCTGAAAGAGATTATTGCCACTTCTTGAAAGACAATCCCGACTTTTCAGACGAAGATGATGTCTTCATTACCCAAAAGGAAAAGGTCCGTAAGGAGTTTGATGACAAGCTCGGACCCATGTACCGTTGGCTTCACAGCCAGGTCGGTAGACTTTGGGATGATGTGAAATCCGATGTTTGCGAGAAGTTTGACTCTCGCACCACTGCTGGTCGTCATATCCTTTACGATCACCTTCTCTCTTCCGTGGAAGAAGTTCCGGATTTGAGATTTGGTCGTTTCTATAAGAGCGAGGAAGATTACATCACCACCAACTATAAAAACGATTTCTATGTTGATGAGGACGGTATCCTGCGCGCCAAGATCATGAAGCCACGCCGCTCTAAGACTCCTAAGTTCAATACTCAGGCAGTTGCTAACTGGTTGGGCGGGCGCATCGTTGGTAGAGTGGGTGACAAGCTCTTCTGGTTCGTTCCTGTGAACAAGAGCAAGAAGTACGGTGGTACTAACCGCAAGTGGAAAATCGAATGGGGCAATGTTCGTAACGGTTTCTACAGTTGGTACAACGGTTTCACCTTCTCGTATCTTTATGAGAAGCCAATCTACCAGAAGAACAAAGAGGGTGTTTTGGAAATTTCTGGGCACGAATTGGTTTGGCAGACTGGCGGTATGCCTTCTTTGCGCCAAGATCGTAAGTTGAATGATAAAGAAATGGTTTTCTGGAACTCCATGCCTGCTTGGGTTCAGACCAAAGTTCTGGAGCGCTCTCCCACTTATCCAGAAAATTTGAAACCAAAATACAACTCCTACCCCTACTATTATTGAGATTGATTATGAAAAGCATTCAATTTACTATTGGTGATAGAGTCAACATTTCTACTCATGGCTCTAATCCTGGAACCGTAGTTGGTTTTATGGGCAAGAGAGTGATAGTTCAGATTGATACAGAGCCGGGTTCAAGGCTCTGTTTGCCAGAGAATGTCTCATTGATTGTGGGATAATTATTCTGTTTCATCATGCATATAAAACCATATAATGGTATGGGATATGCAGATAAATTCAAAGTTTTTGGACCTTATCGCCGTAAAGATTCAAGACAAATAGTAATTGTCGTAGATCGTAAAGGTAAGAGGAGAACTGTTTCATATCCTAAATGGATTATGGAACTTCATTTAGGAAGGAAATTAGATCCTAATCTAGAAACTGTTGACCACATTGACAGTAATTTCGAAAACAATGATCTCGACAATTTGAGATTAGTTGAACGCTCCCAACATTCTGGAGACGACACGCGTCGTGTAAAGTTGGTTAAATTCCATTGCGCCTGGTGTGATAAGGAATTTGAACGCAGTCCCAGATTGATTAGGGATAAAGCTAAGAAGAATAAAGCCGGACCCTTCTGTTCCAGAGGGTGTGCTGGCAAGTATAGTCGTATGTTACAGCTGAAACTAATAGACAAACTAGATAGTCAACAAGCTATAGACAGCGAATATTACAAAAGAAAATACGTTGTAGCAACTGCATTTCCTTTTACTGGAGATGAGTTGATTGATTATTTGTGTGATATTTGGGAATAAACAAATTATTCTAAATTGAGGAAGATAACATGATTGTGACTACTGTGTCAGCTACGGGCGAAACAGAAGGCAAGTATGATCTTGCCACTTTTTCATTGGTTTTGACGGCTGAAGATGCTCTTGTTCCTGGAGTTAAACTGAGACTCAAAACCAAGATTGATGAACTAGAAGATGCTCTTAAGTTCATTATTGATGACTTGAAGGTTAAATTGGTGAAAGATTCTACTCGAACCAATATGAATGTTCAACCCAAATATCATTGGGACAATAACAACAACCGCGTCAATGATGGATTTAGCGGAACATATACTCTCTCGTTTCAGGTTGAGTCTATGGATAAAATCAATCAGATCTATGAGGCGCTCTCTAATCTGCATGAAGTTACCTTGCATTCACCTTCATTTCAATTGAAGAGTGTGGATCGCCTGAACAAGAAGGCTCTCAAGAATGCTTGGAAGAAAGTTACGGAGAGATTTGCCGATGAGTGTGAGGTTTTGGGTCTGACTCCGACTGATTACGAAATTGAGAGTTGGGAAGCAACATATAGTGACTCTAAGCGTCCGGTTGCTCCTGCGGGCGCGAGATTGGCTGCTGCTCGTATGGTACAAGATGCGGATGAGATGGTAGACGATGCCATTGATATTACGCCAGGAGCAGCTAAGGTAAATGTAGGATTGAATGTATCCTTCAAGAAAAAGGGATGATTTATGAGTAGGGCTTGGTCTAAAGACATTTATGTAGAACCGCATACGTTTGGCGGAACCAAAGCTTGTGAAGTATTAGCGGATTTGATGAATCAAAACCTCATTCCCGTTTACGAAAAACACAGAGTCTTAGCTTTTATCAATATGGCTACTTGCCAATTCAAAGGTGTGAGTGCCATTGCTGATAGAAGGGTAAAGAATCCTGTTTTGTCTTTGGTGAGAGATAATATATTGTCTAGAATAGATCTAATGCCTTATCCTCCTAAGTTTCTTTCTTATTTGAAGAATGTGATAGCGCATCATTATCGCAAGGCTTTGGAAAGAGTTGTTTGAGCAATCGCGGTCGCAAGACTGAGGAAATTCTGGGCTTCGTAGAGTAGAATGCCAGTTAACGGCTGGGCGTGGTGACGCGACGGAAAGTGCAACAGAAAGATACCGCCTAAGAAGCTTCGGCTTCCGGTAAGGGTGAAATGGTGGAGTAAGAGCCCACCGCGTGTTTGGTAACAAACATGGCACGGCAAACCCCATTTGAAGCAAGCCAAATAGTAAACGTTTGAGGGTTACTCGCCCGATGTTTACGGGTTGGTGCTGGAGCGAGTAAGTGATTATTCGCCAAGATTAATGATTGTTTGAAATAACAGAACCCGGATTATAGAATAACTCTTCCATTTTTGAAACGGAAATAATATGAAAAAAGCAGTCTTCAAAGATTTTATCAAAGGTTGGTTCGTTGGAAATTTTGAACCCTCTCTCATTAAAACTAATGATGTGGAAGTGGCAATCAAAGAATATAAAGCTGGTGATTATGAATCTTCTCATTATCACAAAATAGCTACTGAAATCACCGCTATTGTTTCTGGCTCAGTAGAAATGAATGGTCTTAGATATGTGGCTGGTGAAATCATTGTAATTGAACCAAATGAACGTACTGATTTCAAATGTTTAACGGATGTTGTAACTGTCGTGGTGAAATATCCTGGAGCTAATAACGATAAGTATGTTGACTGAAAAAGTAAAAGACATTCTCCTTTTTATTTTCAAAGAGGGTTTGGATGAAGACGCATTCTATAGATCAACTGATCATTTGCCAACACAACAAGATTTAATAAAAGAAAGATTAGGTCTTCCAGAATCTTTTGAAGCTCAATTACTTGATCTCTTGATTGAAGATCGTGAATGGAAAAAAGAATGAAAACTATCGTTCTTTGTATTCATTGTAAAGATGAGTTTGATTTAAGTTCTCCAGCCAAGCGTCAGTCTGGCGGACGTATCAATGAATGCCCGGATTGCTCTCAAGAGAGTGTAGTAAAATATGCTGGAGTTCAAGCGGCTGACGGCAAACAGGCGCAGGCAACAATCTTAAAGTTTGAATCTGAGCAAGATCGCAAACAATATTTACGATTTTGGCAAAATAATTCAGGCTTACATAAAGGTAAATCTTGCCAATTAGGAAATCATCTTTCCACTACGCCAGCAATTAAGTTTGAAGCTATTACTGAGTTTACTCCTACTAATCATAAGGGTAAAGCTTAATATTTTTTAACTCGCTGGCACTTATCCAGGCGATTTTTGGCTCGTCAATTTTTTATGTTTTCGGCGGCTTGACTCCCGCCGAGGGATGGTTAATATTCCAATTATCAAAGAGCACCGAATAAGGTGTCGAATTTTGGAGAATAAGAATGAGTAAGAATAAAAGTATCTCTAATATGCTGGAAACCGTGGAAAGAATTTTCGAAGCCACACATGCGACTGTTGAGTCGATGAATGATGGTGAGAGAATTCAGTTGAAAGAGTTGGCTCAAACTGTAGGGCTTGCCGTGGCTATGGAGCCGAAGCACGTACTAGGTTTTGTCAATCACTTCGTACACAATAGCGATATTGCTTATGTAACCCGTGGAAAAAACGGTGGCGTCATAAAGGGGGTGAAGACAGCAAAGCCGGCTAAGTCCACGACTTCTAAGTCGGCAAGCACCCGTGATCCATCAGTCACTTTAGTCGAACCTGCTGAGGACTCAGAAGATTGAGTATTTTCGGACCGTTTGTTCGGTCCTCTTGAGAGGAGCATCTTGCTCATTTCAAAAGGGAAAAATGGCTACACAATTAGAAATAGAAAGAAAGTTTTTGGTTAACTTTCCATCTTCCTGGTCAGAATTAGCCGAGATGTTTGATGAGTTGGTTGATGTAAAAAGAATCAGTCAAACTTATCTTAAGCCAGAAGGTAAAGAACCCGCCGCGAGAGTTCGTAAAACTGTCGAAGGTATGACGGGTGATAAAGAGACAGTTTATCATTTTAACCAAAAGACCTTTGTCCAAGAAGGTGTTCACGAAGAAAAAGAGCATGAGATTTCTGAGAAACAATACGAGAAGTATTTGAAGAAATCTAACCCTGATAAGGTCACAATAGACAAAACCAGGTTCGTTTTCAAATATAATGAACAGGTTTTTGAACTAGATGTTTTCAAGGGACCTCTGAAAGGACTTGCTATTCTAGAGATAGAATTAGAAGACAAGAATCAAAAAGTAGAATTGCCACCATATCTTAAGATTATGGAAGAAGTAACTACTGATAAGAGATTTAACAACTTCAACCTAGCCAATAAGAAACTACATGAGTCTTCGAGATAATTGTCCTCTTCATAAAGATATTTTGGAGTTCTGGACTACTAACGGTAAAGAGATAAATAGCAAGTCACTTTATAGTGTGGGAGGCAATATTACTGTCTATTTCCATGGCGCACACGATGGAAGTGGGTATCCCTCCATCGACAATGTGATTGCATATGAGTATCATGATGGTAGTGTTACTTATCGACTCAACGGCAAGAATCTTAAAGAAGCTGGCATGTTGAGAATGATAAACCTAAAGTCTTTCCTATGAATCTTCATCCTGAAATAAGAAAATTCTGGGAAGATCATTACAAGAAAGATATTTTGGAGAATGTAAATCCGAAATATTATTACCTATTTCCATTGGGCGGTATGAATGGAGTTATCATTATTGCTATGCCATTGGAAGTAGCTAAAATTGTAAACAACGACAATTCTGATCTTTCGAAGTTTTCCAAAGACGAATTGGTATATTTTTGGAAAGGGCTGTATACAGAAATAGAAATGTTAAAGTTGATTAAACTAAAAGCATTCTTGTGAATAATCTGATATATAAAAGTACACGTCGTCGTACCCAAGGGGCTTAAGGGGCGAGTCTGCAAAACTCGTATTCGTTCGTTCGAATCGAACCGACGACTCAAATGGAAGGGTGCAGGAGAGGCTTATCTGGCATCCCTGGAAAGGATGTGACGTCGCAAGGCGTCCGAGGGTTCGAATCCCTCCTCTTCCGCCAATCATGGAAATGTGACCGAGTGGTTTAAGGTGCTCGTCTTGAAAACGAGAGGGGTGTAAAAGCCTCCGTGGGTTCGAATCCTACCATTTCCGCCAATCCAATTCTATATTTGGGATTAAACAATTATGAAATATGCAACCTTAGTTGGATGTGCTATTGGTGATGCCCTGGGTAATCCATTTGAAACAAAGTTGTCTTCCTATCAGCCGTTGCGTGATTGGGATGGCAGATTCAAAGAGGGCGGAACTTTTTGGTGGGGTCAGCCAGGTCAGTACACTGATGATACGTTGATGAGCCTTGGTCTTGCCAGAAGTCTTGTTCGCAACAAAGGTTTTAATCCAGCTGATATTGCAAGTGAGTATTTAGCTTGGTATGAATCCAAGAATACTCGTGGCATCGGTGGAACTACAGCACGCGCTATGGTTGCCTTGCAGCAAGGTATGCCGTGGGATAAGAGCGGTGTTGTAGGAGATAATATTGGCGGTAATGGTACAGCGATGCGCGCCACCCCATTAGGTCTTGCTTATAGAAATGATTTCATAACATGCATGAAACATGCATCAGAAGATGCTATTATTACACATCACTCTTCTGAGCCCATCAATGGGTCTATTGCTGTAGCTTTAGGAACAGCGCAGTTAGCTGCCGGAATTGACCCATTAGCGGTATTAAAATCAGCAATTGCTGTGACTGGAAGTACAATTGTCAATAAGAAACTGGCTTTGGTATTGGAGCATTTAGAGCATGGAACAGATGTGGATATTGCTCTAGCCGATATTGGTTCGCAAGGCTATGTTCCGGAAACTGTTGGAGCTGCTTTCTATTGTTTGTTGGTTAATGACAACTTTAGAGATACGGTTGTGATGGCTGTTAAAGCCGGTGGAGATACTGATACAACCGCCGCCATCGCTGGTGGTATGGCAGGAACTCTTTATGGTTTGGATGGAATTCCTGATGAATATAAAGAGCAGGTAGAAAATTTCGAGATGCTTCATTCTTTAGATTTAGAGCTGGCAGCTCTTGATATAAGAGAAGAAGAATGAAGAAGTGTTAATCTACTAATAATGTCTGATATATAATGTATCAGATTACGGAAAGTTGTCCGAGTGGTCTATGGTGAGAGTTTGCTAAACTCTTGGGGTGTAACAGCCCCCACAGGTTCGAATCCTGTACTTTCCGCCAACATGAAAACTTGTACGAAGTGTCAATCATCCAAAGAAGATGATGAATTTAATTGGCGCTCTAAAAAGAAAGGTACAAGACAATCTATTTGTAAAATATGCCAAAGCCTCAATGGTAAAAAGCATTACAAAAATAATTCTGATTGTTATAAACAAAGAGCAAAAGAATACCGTATTAAATTAAAAGAGAGGTTTTCAGAATGGCTTTCTGATAAATCTTGTATAGATTGTGGCGAAAAAGATCCCATCGTGTTAGATTGTGATCATGTTAGAGACCAGAAAAAATTCAATATATCTGAAATGTTAAATGATGCCAGACCTTGGGAGTTAATTTTGGAGGAACTTGCCAAGTGCGAAATAAGATGTGCCAACTGTCATAGAAGAAAAACTGCCAAACAATTTAGTTGGAAATTTAGAAAATAGGAGCGAGGCTAAGGTAGCCGGCGAGCCTCCAAAACTTGCGACGAGAGGGTTCGATTCCCTACGCTCCTGCCAAATTCTTTTATTCTTCATTGAAAGTCACACATTATGAATGAAACCATTCTACGGCTCCGTAATGATTACAGGGCATGTATAAAGCTAGCAAATGAAACAGATTCCAAGTCGACCGACGCTTCTTTGAGAAAAGAGGCGTCATTGCTTTTGGGACAATTGAAATCTTCATGTTCTCATGAAGATTTCAATTGTGGTTCTTCGTTCGGAGTATGAGGGGTCGCGTTCTTGGGATTATGATGATGCGCATGCAGAGGATAGAGTTTGCTTGTGTTGCGGAACAGAAGAGTCTGCATATCATAGTGAGCGTGGATTCAAAAAGTTAAAAGGGACACCTATCACCCGATTTGAGAATAATTGTCCAGATCAGGTTAAAAAGCCTTTAGCTTATCTTTTGTCAGAGTTACAGGATCTTGCCCGTTCAAAAGGGTATACTTATTTCGGTTGGAAGGAAAAAAGACTATGAATTCGCTCAATGAAGAGCTGCAACAATTCGTATCGACATTGGACCAATACGATTGGTTCTGTGACGTTGAGTTTGATAAATTCAATAGATTTGTCGTTTACGTTCACGAATATGATATAAACTTCATCAAAGACGTTCCACAAAAAATCGGTGGATATCATGTTCTTTTTCATTTTGCAGCTTCACAATCAAATAATCATGCTACCACTGTCAAACCTCTCGCTATATCCATTGTAGCTCCAGTTGTAGTCAAAGAAGTTCCTCCGGCTCCTGTGGAAGAAACTGAGTCAACTGATTTGTCATTCTTGATTTCTGAGTTGGACAGATTGGAAAAAGTTTGTGGAAGCAATATCCTTCAGGATATTTTCTATGAAGTTCATGACGGCAAGAATGCCGTTACCAATCTAGCAGCACGATATCCAGAAGTGAAAGAGGATATGAGTGCTTTGTATGAAGAGTTTGGTTTTGATCTGATCTATGAGGAACTAGACGGTTGAGCTAGACTTTTCACCTTGATTAACTAACCCTGACCAAGTGTTTACACTTAGGTAATAAGTAAGGTGATATGTCTGTTTTATCTACGATATTTTCTGAAATCTACGAGATATTAGTGAGGTATAATGAATCTCCTATAATGCGGAGATCAACATTTGTCAATTGGTACGCCAACAGTGGTAGTTTGTACTATGTTAGACCCTCACTAAGATCGTTATCAATGGTTTGTGAGAAACCATTAAATTGTTACATCATTCGTCGCAATGATTACGAATCATCTATGTCAGACGAAACTTTGCAACAACTCAATCATGAAATAGATGAGGTTTGTTCTCGTTACAAGAAAGTAAAAGCGTTTTGGTAATATGCTTCCAAAAAAGTTAAATCTTCTGGAAGAATTTGTTCTTGAAGCAGATAAGGTTCCAACATTACTTTCACAAGATCCTTCTGAGGATGAATGTAATAGTTTTTTGAAACTCTATATGTCTGCTTGTCCTCCCTCAGATATACTGATTTTCATAGTAGGACCATATATTTGTGGCTTGGAATTTCCATTTAATGAAATAGAATATGATGATCCTTCGGAAATGGTTGTGCGTTTCTGGATATTGAATATTAATTATGAATTTCAGATAAACCAATTGGCTGATGATGATTGGTTTGTTGGACAACCATGGATGTCATATTATGATTCTTCTCGAAGAATATTTAACAACATACCATTATCAGAGTTGCATAAAATCATTCAACATTTAGCTAGACTTAGCCGTCTATCATCCTTTTTTTAATATGTGATGTGCATATAATGTTATCATTGTATGACTAATACAAATAGTAGACAAAAGCTTTGGAAAACTAGATTTGAATCTGGGCTATGTATTTATTGTGGTGAAAATCCTTTCCAAGATGGAAAAAAGGGGTGTTCATCTTGTTTGAAAGATAAATATAAAAATCAAAAAAAGTACTTGAAAAATCATCCAACTGTTCAGCGAGAGTACAATTTAAGGATTAGAAAAGAAGTACTCGAAAAATATGGAAATCAATGTAAATGTTGTGGAGAAAATAATTGGGCGCTACTAGTTATTGATCACATTAATGATGATGGCTATCAAGAAAGAAAAGACCTATATGGTAGTCAAAATGGTGCCGCACAACAATTTTTTCTTAAACTGAGAAAAGAAAAAATACGATCAGATCTGCAAGTATTATGTTGGAATTGTAATGCTGCAAAATCTTTATATGGATGTTGTCCACATAATCCAAATTGGATTGAACCCGAATTTTCCAATCTCGATTTAAGAAGAACTTCAAAGCATTTTGATCAAAATACAAAAATTGTTTGGCCATCTGATCAAGAATTGTTGAATATGATTTTTGAAACTAATTGTTCATCAGTGGCTAATCAGCTGGGTGTTCATGACACAGCAATACGTGGTAGATTGAAAAGAAGAAACTTGTACCAAAGGGTTGTTGATCATGTCAAAGAAAAAAGAAATAAGAAAAAGATTTAGAGATGACGTATTCAGTCGTGATAAATTCAAATGTGTAATGTGTGGTTTCAAATCTTCAGAAGAAAATTGCGAGAAGGAACTCGATGCACATCATATCACGAATAGGAATGACATTGTAAACGGCGGATACGTTAAAGAAAATGGTATTTCATTATGCGAAGAGTGTCATAAAAAAGCAGAAGAGTTTCATTCTACCGGAACGGCTGTTCCAGGTTTTTCAATTGAAGATTTGTATACCGCAATCAAATCTTCCCTAGAAAAAGCCAAGAAAGCTAGCCTTAGACTATGAAAAATCTATCTTTTGAACAAATTCGGTCTCTTACCAAAGATAGTCTTATTGAAGAATTGGCGGCAATCTATCCTTTTCAAATAGAAAAAGAGTTTGAAGCTACACAACATGCATTATTCTCTTTTACAGTAGAGAATATGTTTGCTTTTAGTGTGTATGTTCCAATTGTTGTTAATGTAGAAACAGTTGACAATTTGAGAGTTCATTGGTATGAATCTTCGGGTCGAGGAAAAGAATATCGGCTCCTATATCCACAACATGATAAAAGATTTGAAAGTGTGGAGTGGTTAAATTGTTTTCAAAAAGATCCTAGAAGTGCCGCGGTTGTATCTCCGGTTGTTCTTTTGGAGATGATGAAATTCGCCGCTCGTCTGTCAAGAATGAAAGTATTTCAGTAATCTTTTGTGCTTAATTTGATATATTGTAGTATATGTTCGATTAAATCAGGAGGTTCACATAATTCGTATTATTATATGATTTTCATACTTTCTCAAGATGGAGTTATCTATGACTGCCCAGGATTTGAAATTGACAGAGATTGTCAACAGTAGCGTTAATGATGAAGAATACAGTATCCCACTAGACATTTCCGACATAATCAATATTTGTAGAGAATACAATAAGTTAGGTTGGCAAATTCAAAATCAAGTTGAAACTATTCTGGATACTGGCGTCGCTCAAGCTATTGAGGCTGGTTATGTGAAGAGGGAGTCCTTACCACACATTAAAAGTTTCTTACGCAGCATTTGCAAGAATGCCTACTTTGGAGACGCGGTAAGTCAAGCATATGATTGTATCTTCTTGATTGAAGAGTACGAATTGCAACATAAGGTAGTCAATACCCAAGTGAACTGAAGTGTTATGATTCTTGATTGAAGAGGCGGCTCGTCCGCCTCTTCGCATTTGTGGTGATTCATGTTAAAACCTATCTCAGAAATTAAGAAAGAATTGTCTCTTTTGAAAAGAGAAGAGAATAGATCACATTACAAATACCAAGTTGGTCCTTTGTTTGTGATCATACATACTTCCCGTATTCAAGAACATCCAATACCAGATGCTCAAGACAATATTCTTAATCATGAGGTAGTTGACGTTTATCTGTTTGAGACGCAACGTGGGGATGATCCTTGTTTTACAGAATACGTTGCAATCGAATTGGAAAAAGATTCAAGATTCAAAAACTACCTTCCCATCAAGTATCGTGAGTGGGCAGGTTACTCTACTGGTGTGGAGATGCCAATTTCGCATCTGTGCGAATTGATTAAGTATTTACATAGGCTTTCTAAACTATCAACTTTTGGGTGATAACATGCATGAATCAGATAAAGATCTATTGCGTGATCTGTTGGAAGATTACCATATGAGTGAAATTCTATCAGCATTATCAGAATTAGCAGTTGCTAAGGCTTCCCAACTGTCTGATTGGGAGTTGCCTGACCCGGCTAAAAAGTGGACTGAGATCGCTTTTGCTTTTCAAAGCTGGGCAGAAATGACCAAACATTGGTGATAGGAAGGTCCTCCCATCCTCTAACAGATAAAAGGTAAGTCATGAACAAGATTACAATTGACCCGTATAAGGCTTTAGAGGTAGATCCAAGAGCAAGTATGACCGTCATCAAGGCGGCTTATCACGCTCTAATGAAGCAGAATCATCCAGATCATCGAGGCTCTGAGCAGCGGGCGAAGGACATCAATGCAGCTTTCGCCCTGCTTTCAGATGAAAAAGAACGTCGCGCCTATGATGATGCGGTATCAGATAAAACTGGTATCATGATTGGTAATTACCGAGTGCTCGAAGCAATTGCCGAAGGCGGTTTCGGTAGAACCTACAAGGGAGAACAAGTTCTTACCAAAGAACTTGTTTGTATCAAACATTGTTCCATGGTGGCACCAGAGTATGATAGCGTCCTGATTCAGGAAGCCAAATCTATCTGGGACCTCCGACACTATGCTCTTCCTGTCATGAGAGACATGCAGAGGCTCGATGATGGAAGTCTCGCTCTCATTATGAGCTACATTCCAGGGTTTACTCTGGAGAAGATTGTAGAAAAATCTGGTAAGCTCGATGCAGAAAATACTGCATGGATTACCGAACGTTTGCTGAATGCTTTGAATTATCTTCATCACTATGGGGTGATTCACGGAGACATCAAACCTCAGAACATTATCATTCAGCCCAAGACCCACTCTGTTGTATTGGTGGATTTTGGTTTGGCAATGGTAAAACCCTCTGAGTCTGCAAAATCACAGGGGTACACCCCCATCTTCGCTTCGCCTGAACAGAGAGCAGGTAAAGTGCTTCTACCAGCCTCAGACTACTACAGCTTGGGAATGGTGATGCTATACGCTTTGAGCGGCGGCAAGAACTTGGAAAAGAAAATGGTTCCAGCTTCCTTGCCACAGCCAATGACCGAGTTCATCAAATCTTTGACAAGAGATGATATCTTGGCGAGACCACAGAGTAATCTGTTCGATGACTTCATTAAAGTTAGACAGCAGAGTTTTGGTCGTGTTCGTTCGGGAATGAAGAACATTCCTGGTTTTGAATCTTGATGGAAGGAAAAGATCATGTCTGAAAGTGCTGATTACAGTCCTGGTGATTGGGCGGGTTATGACTTTAGCGCGGCTCGAAAAGCCTACGATGTTCACGTAGATCGTAGCTATAACGATGCTAAAGAGGAAAACGTACGTGCTGCGGATTTGGTTCCGGCTTCTATCAGAACTGATGCGGAAGAGACGCTTTCAATCGGGTTAGATCTAACTGGCTCAATGGGCGAGTGGATTTCTGTCATCGTAAGCAAGATGCCCTACATGGAGCATGAGTGTAAGGAATATCTTGGAGAGAAAATGGAAATCAGCTTCGCCGGTATTGGTGATGCTCATTCCGATGAGTATCCAATTCAGATTCGTCCCTTCACTAAGGGAACCAATCTCAAGAAAGAATTGGATGAGCTGGTCATCGAGCGTGGCGGCGGCTCACAGAGTAGAGAGAGTTACGAGCTGACTTGCTTGTACTATGCTAGAAATGTAGAGATGCCCAAAGCCAAGTCTCCGATTCTAATTCTGATTGGTGACGAAGCCTTCCACCCCACAGTGCTCAAGAAGCATGCCAAGTTGGCTCATATTGCCTTGGAATCCGATATGGATGCTGAGGAAGTGTTCGATGAGCTAACTCAGAAGTATTCGGTCTATTTGATTAGAAAACCTTACACTTCGAGATGCGGCGACCTGAGAGATGCTGATATCCAGAAAAAGTGGGAAGATATTTTGGGTGGTGAGAGAATTGCTATCCTGCCAGCTCCAGATAGAGTGGTTGATGTTATCTTCGGCATCCTAGCTAAGGAGAAGAACAGAATCGATTATTTTAGGAAGGAGATTGAGGAGAGGCAGAGAAAGGATCAGGTAGAGACTGTGTATAAGTCTCTCAAGACGATCCATGCTATCCCATCATCTCTTCCTAAGAATGATAGTGGTAAGTCGATGTTCTTCAAACCTGTCAAGGGAACTCCAACAAAGCATTTGCTACCATGAAACCAGAACTTCTAGTAACTCTTTGGCCAAGCTTTCCTCACTTCAACCGTTTTGCCAACGATGAGCGTCTATCGGGTATTCGCCTTAATAGCGCCATGATCACCAACCCAATGTTGGAAGGTGAATTGGAATTGATTAAGGCGAACCCGGTTCGCAATCCGCTCTTCTTCGATGTTAAAGGTAGACAGCTCAGAATTACTGAGGTTGTCCCTTCTAAGGAGAGGCTTGAGATTTATCTCAATCACCCAATCGAAGTCAAAACCCCCTGCGTTGTCCTGTTCAAGGCAGGGGCTGACTATGCCGTATTGGATCATTTGGAGTGTGGTGGTCAGAAACTAGTTTTCCAGGGAGGACCTAAGTTTAAGGTAGCTCCTGGGGAATCACTTCACATTCGTGATTCTTCCCTCGTTGTTAAGGGAGAATTGTTTACTGAAACTGAATTGCAGAAGATTGCAAAAGTCAAAGCAGCAGGTTTCAGTAAGTACTTTCTTTCTTATGTTGAGTCTCAGTCAGATGTAGACCAGTTCCAGGAATTGGTTGGCAAGGATGCTGAGGTTTGGTTAAAGATTGAGAATAAGGCTGGCATGGAATACGTTAAGTCATTCCAGAAAAGGGATAATTTGGTATTAGTGGCAGCTAGGGGAGACTTGTTTGTGGAACTTCCCAAGCCGCATCATATGATTAAGGCTCTGCGATTGATTATTGAGAAAGATCCAGTTGCTTGCGTTGGTTCTAGGATTCTACTATCAGTCATTGATAGTCCGGTTCCTTCGTGCGCCGATTTGTCTGAATTGGCATGGTTATATGATATTGGCTATCGTCGCGTCATGTTGTGCGATGAACTGTGTCTGAAAGAAAAACTTTTAGCCACCGCCATTAATGTCTATGATGCTGTGAAGAATGATTTAAGTGAAACGTTATGAAACCTGTCAATTTACCCATACAAAAATTCAGAAATATTGGAATTATGGCTCACATAGATGCCGGGAAAACAACGGTATCAGAGCGTATTCTATTTTACAGCGGTCGTATTCATGCCATGGGAGAAGTCCATAATGGCAATACTACCACAGATGATGATCCTCTTGAGATGAAGAAAGGTATCACCATCAACTCTGCCGCTACAACAGTCTACTGGAGTAAAGACGGAGATACTCACCGCATTAACCTTATTGACACTCCTGGTCACATTGACTTCACCATTGAAGTTGAAAGATCATTGAGAGTTCTTGATGGTGCCGTGTGCGTGCTTGATGGATCTCAAGGTGTAGAGCCACAGACTGAACAAGTATGGAGACAAGCTGATAAGTATAACGTTACACGTATCATCTTTGTCAATAAGATGGATAAAGTTGGCGCCAGTTTTCAAATGTCTCTCGATTCCCTGAAAGACAAGCTTGGTGTTAGACCTGTAGCTGTTCAACTGCCAGCAGGCGAGGAGGATAAGTTCAAGGGCATTTATGATCTTGTGAACATGAAACTTATCTCATTTGATGAGAAGTCTCTAGGAAAACAATATGATGTTTCCGAGATTCCTTCTTCTGCTATGGGAGAAGTAAAAGCCGCTAGAGATCAAATGATTGAGTCTTTAGCGGATGTTAGCGACTCAATTATGGAGAAGTTTCTAGAAGGAAACCTAGATGCTATTTCTGTAGATGAAATCAAAGCGGCTTTGCGTAAAGGCACCATTAGTAGAACTTTGTATCCTGTTATGTGCGGCTCTGCCCTACGTAACAAGGGTGTTCAAATGTTATTGGATGCTATTATAGATTACTTACCCTCTCCAGTTGACCTGCCGCCTGTATCGGCTGTATCAGCTACAACTGGCGAAACTGTATCGTTCAAACCTGAACCTGGTGAGAAGCTTTCTGCCTTGGCGTTCAAGATTGTCAATGATAAGAATGGCGATCTCACGTTTATCAGAATCTATTCTGGTACTCTGACCGCTGGTACTGCCGTATTTAATTCAACTAGACAACAGACAGAGCGTATCTCCAAGCTATGTTTGATGCATGCATCAAGCAAGAGTGAAGATATAAAATCTGCTGGACCTGGTACTATTGTGGCGGCAGTCGGGTTGAAGCATACCGTCACCGGAGATACTCTGTGTGAAAAGAAGAGCCCAATTGCACTAGAGAAAATGGAATTCCCTGATCCAGTAGTAGAGCTATCAGTCGAGCCTAAGACCAATGCTGACCAAGATAAGCTGGCATTGGGTTTGCAGAAGATGCTGTTGTCGGACCCTTCATTGAAGGCTGGCACCAATCCTGAGACTGGACAAACTGTACTCAAAGGTATGGGTGAGTTGCATTTAGAGATTGTTGTGGAGCGTTTGAAGAGCCTTCATGGCGTTGATGTAAACACTGGTAAACCACAAGTCTCTTACAGAGAAACCATTACCAAACCAAGTCAAGCAGACTATAAGTATGCTCGTCAGTCTGGTGGTAGGGGTCAATATGGTCACGTAGTGATTACTATTGCTCCGGCACCTAGAGGTTCTGGATTAATCTTTGTCAATGATATTGTGGGAGGTATTATTCCAAAAGAATACATTCCTGCTGTTGAAAAAGGTATCAAGGGGGCTATGGATAAAGGTATATTGGCAGAATATCCCATCGTAGATGTAGAGGTCCACCTTGTGGATGGAAGCTATCACAATGTAGATTCTAGCACTAATGCCTTTGAAATTGCGGGCTCGTTGGCTTTCCAGCAAGCTGCTAAGAGCGCGGGATTGGTTATCCTAGAGCCTATCATGTCCTTAGAAATTGTGACTCCAGAGCAGTTTATGGGAGATGTTATTGGTACTGTATCATCTAGAGGCGGACACATTAAAGACTCTCTCATTAGAGGTAATGCTAGAGTTCTTTCGGCTCATATGCCATTGAGGTCTTTGTTTGGTTACACCACAGAGCTTCGTGGTAGAACTCAAGGAAGAGCAGTGCCGTCAGCAATCTTTTCACACTATGAAGTTTGTAATCTGAAACTTTCCGAATTGAAATGAAAAATTCAATATCATTTTACTATTCAGTAAATGGTGATGACTACAAAATTGATTTCAGTCCCAACTTGTTATACATCTGGAAGTACAGTCCGACGCCTAACAAGTTGGGATTTTGGGTCTACGAAGCTAGTTCCAAGATCAAAAAAGGTAAATTGAGTTACAATTGGGGAAGATTCATCCCATTAGAATTAGCAAAGTTTTGTGAAAGAACCCTGACAAATAAGGCATTTTGGTAATGTTATTCATCACTCAGCCACGTGTGGGCACGTCTCACAATGAGATTATTGCTTTGCAAATGTCTGCCCGAGAGAAGGGCTGGGAAGTTATTCCTGCTCCAAGTGGTTGGCGTTTGGATGAAGAGATAACACAATCTAAACAGATTGGAATTCCATATGGCTCACAAATTTTTTGTGAGGTTATTGCCCAACAAATGGGATGGAAGCTTCATCAAAACTCTTTTGATTGGCTGGCTAGAGTGCCTCGCCATTATCTTAAACGTCGTGTAGACTTTATGACTTTAGCGGAAGCCAAGAAGATTAATGTCAAGAAATTTATCAAACCTGCGGATGATAAGTGCTTTGACGCCAAAGTTTATGAGGCGGGAGAATTTCAACCCAACGAATTAATTGCGGGTGATTATCCGGTTCTGGTATCAGATGTCGTTCAGTGGGATCTGGAATATAGATGTTTCGTTAAAGATAATCGGGTCCAAACGTGGTCTAACTATCTCTTCTTTGGAGAAGTTAATGACCCCAAGTATCAATATATGATCCCAGGCGATCATATTAGACCAGATCATTTTTTGAATAATCTTCTCAAAGAAATTGATCCGGTCCCTGGATGCGTGATTGATATTGGAGTTATTCATGACAAAGGTTGGGCGGTTATTGAGACTAATCCCATCTGGGCTTCTGGCATTTATCATTGTGATCCTTCTTCTGTGCTAGATTGTATGGAAGGGACAGTAACAAAGATTGAAGAGTGAATCATGGCACAGATTAAGTATGAAGAGCTGAAAAGTCTCTTAGATAAAAAGACTTCTATTGTTGGTTGTGACGAAGTAGGATATGGATCTATCGCTGGACCGTTGGTGGTTTGCGGTGTTCGTGCTCCCAAAGGATGGACGTTAGCTGGTCTGAATGATTCTAAGAAATTAACTGAGAACCGTCGTAATGTAATGAGAGATCAGTTAATGAAGTTGATTGAAGCTGGTACTATTAAGTTTCATTTGGCTGAAAGAACCAATGCCGAGATTGATAAGGTGGGTGTTGGTGTTGCTTTGAAGGATTGTTACGTTGAAAATTTCAAAGCCTTGTACACCGACGAATCTTTATTAATTTGCGACGGAAACTTAAAATTTGACAACCTGGGCGTGGATGATTACGATAAGGTTTCACTCGTCAAGGCGGACACACTGGTCCCATCAGTCATGGCGGCGAGCATTCTTGCTAAGACGTATCGTGACAAGAAAATGAGGGAATACCATCTTAAGTATCCTCAGTATGATTGGATCAATAACGTCGGTTACTATGGAGCAGACGGTCAACACATAGCGGGTATCGCCAAGCATGGCTATAGTCCGTTACATAGACTGTCATATAAACTAAAAGTTTTTGAAGGAATGAAGATTCCAGTTAACGAGTGAAAATGAATATCCTATTCCCTACTAATCTTGGTTTTCCGCGCCAGGTAGACAATTTTTGGCAGAATGAAGCGGGTGCTGCCGGATCAGTTGGGTTTGGTGTAAGTATTCTAAGTGAGAGCCATTTTGGATCTCCAATGTCTATTTTCAACAAACAAGCCCCTACTCTTTACCGAGGATGGATTGTCAAGCCGCCTGTTTATCAAGAAATGGATGGTTTGGGTGCCGAACTGGTTAATTCATATCAAGACTATATGTGGTCTTATAATTTTCCAGAGTGGTATGCAGAATTGAAAGAGTATACCCCATATTCAATGATTATCCCTGCTGATGACATTGTAAATGCTGGGCTTCCAGCCATTGCTGAGAAGGTTGCCGAAGAGTTTAAGGACAAGTCAATCCTGATCAAAGATTACTTGAAGAGCCGCAAACACGAATGGTATGATGCCTGTTTCATTAGAGATGCTTCCGATAAAGAAGAGTCTTTGCGTGTCATGGGTAACTTCTTCAAGCTACAGGGCAGAGATTTTTATGGTGGCTTGGTGTGCAGAGATTTTCTTTCATTGAAGAAGATTGGTTTTCATCCCAAGAGCAGAATGCCTTTGCCGGTGGAGTTTAGAACTTTCTTTGTAAGAGGAGAGCCAGTGTTTACTACTCCGTACTGGAGTAATGATGCAACTTATCCGGAGAATGTAGAATTTCCTCCAATGGATTGGTTGATTGAAATTGGCAAGAAGATTAAGAGTCCATTTGTCGCTTTGGATATTGTTCAAGCCGAAGATGATAAGTGGTGGGTCATTGAAGTGAATGATGGTGGTTCAGCGGGACTTCCTGATCACGTTAACCTAGAGGAATTCTATAGCGTTATATTAGAACACATTTAAGCGAGGAAGCTTATGGGATATCATATTCGTGAGATAACAAAGGGTAGTTTCGGGGACTTTTCCAAAATCCAAGAGGAATGGGAGGAACTACTCGATGCTCATGAACAAGGTGGCAAGATACTTGAGTTGGTAGAATTATCTGATCTATACGGCGCCATTGAGGGTTACATACAATCCAAGTATGGTATGTCTATGGAAGATATTAAACAGATGTCTGAAATGACATCATCAGCCTTTAAGGAGGGTAAACGAAAATGAACCCAATCAATTGGGTGTGGGTTGGCAAAGCTGTCCAGCATTATGTGGACAATGAGTTTACCTACATAGAGGCTCCATGGATTGTTCCATTTACAGCCATTGAGGTTACCCTTCCTTATAATAGACTTGGGTTTAAGCTTGGTCATCCAACTCAAAATCCTGGATATTTGGTTGGTTCTGCTGAGCAGGGCTTTATCCAAATGATGGTAGAAGGCAAACTATCAAAAGGAAAGTATTGTGCCGCTTCTCCTTGTTTTAGAGATGAGCAAGAAGATGAGTGGCATAAGTTATACTTCTTTAAGGTTGAGTTAATAGAAGTAAATCCTAATTCCAAGAATGTATTTGAAATTATGGATGCCGCTCGTGCCTTAATGGAAAGCCTTGCTGAATGTAAAATCAGCGTTGTAAGAACAATGGAAGGTTATGATTTGATGTGTAAAGGCATTGAATTAGGATCTTATGGTTATCGCCAGTTTGGAGATCATACTTGGACTTATGGAACTGGTTTGGCGCTTCCGAGATTTTCTCAGGTGCTAGAATTAAAAGATCCTGAATAACAATTGCGCATAATGTGATATATACATTATGCTCATCCCGGAGTAGCATATTGGATGTGCAGTCGTTTCATACGCGACGTCGAGTGGGTTCGATTCCCACCTCCGGGACCATATCGGCGGTTAACTCAGTGGTAGAGTGACACGTTTACACCGTGTAAGTCGTGGGTTCGAGCCCCTCACCGCCGACCAATTAAACTAGGGTGACACCTTACCATAGTGGTGTGACGAGTAGGGAGAGACCGGCTTTTGGGCGATTAATTCAATGGTAGAATGTCTGTTTTACACGCAGAGAACATCAGTTCGATTCTGATATCGCCTACCATATATGTCCCGTTGGCGCAGGGGTAGCGCGTTATCTTGACACGATAAAGGTCACTGGTTCAAATCCAGTACGGGACACCACATTAATCATTCTTAATTTACAGAGAAAGGTCGTACAATGAATAAATACTTGACGACTACACTTCCGTATATTAATTCGGAGCCACATTTAGGTTTTGCTCTAGAGTTAATTCAAACTGATATTCTTGTTCGCCACTTTAGATTGAAGGGTGAAAAAGTATTTTTCAATACTGGTACTGATGAACATGGCGCGAAGATTTGGGAGAAATCTAATGGAGATCCTAAATCTTTTTGTGATTTTCAGAGTGAAAAGTTCAAAAGATTAATTTCTTCTTGTCACGTTGACGAATGCAACTTCATCAGAACCACAGATGAAAAACATATTCAGGCGGTTCAGGAATTTTGGAAAAGATGTCAGCGTGACATTTACAAAGGCGAATACAGTATAAAGTATTGCACAGGCTGTGAATTAGAGAAACAAGATTCTGAATTGAAAGATGGTAAGTGTCCGCTTCATCTGACTCGTGAAATTGAAGAGCGACAAGAAGAGAATTACTATTTCAGACTTAGTAAATACACTGACGTACTGATTAAGCATTTTGAATCAAATCCTGATTTTGTTGTACCACAACATCGTCATTTGGAAGCCCTCAATTTTCTGAAATCTGGATTGAAAGATATTTCTATTTCTAGATTGGCTAAGAAATTACCATGGGGAATTCCTGTTCCGGGAGATCCGGACCATGTGATTTATGTTTGGTTTGATGCTTTGGTTAATTATATTTCTGCTTTGGGTTTTCCCGAAAAGAGTATCGATAACTTTTGGCCAGGATTACAATTTGCCGGCAAAGACAATCTTAGACAACAAAGTATTATTTGGTCCGGAATGTTGTTGTCAGCCGGATTCCCGCCGCCCAAACAGATTTTCATTCATGGATTTCTAACTCAAGGTGGCGAGAAAATTTCTAAATCATCAGGAATAGCTTTAACGCCATCCTTGATTCTAGATCAGTTTCCGGCAGATTATCTTCGATATTGGGTCAGCAAAGAATGTGTTCAATACGAAGATACGGAAGTTAATCCGTCCGGGTTTGTACAAAATTACAATACCAATTTAGCAAAAGGTTTAGGAAATTTATTTAGCAGAGTATTGAAGTTGGCGAAGACTCATAATATTCAAACCGAATACAATTGTACATATGATTCTTTGTATTTGGACAATTTCGATATTCGAGGCGGAATAAATAATATATGGTCCAAAATAAATGAATTGAATGTTTATATTGAGAAAACTTCTCCTTTCAGACTGATTAAGTTTGATGAAACGAAGGAACAAGCAATTAAAGACATTCAATATCTATTACAAGAATTGTACTGGATTGCCGTTCATTTAGAGCCATATTTGCCTAACACTTCACGAACTATCAAAAAACATTTGCATAGTTATGAATTGGTTCAATTATTTCCTACTGTAAGTGAGACTGTATGATTGTTTGTTTAGATGTTGACTATCGAGCGGATGATAGCGCTGCGGTTGCCGCAATTGTGTTTGAAAAATTCGATAGTGATGCTATTATTGAATCTCACTGTGTGACAGTGAAGAATATTCATCCATATGTGCCGGGAGAGTTTTACAAAAGAGAATTGCCATGTTTGATGGCAGCGCTTAAAGAGGTGAAGTCCCCCATCGATTTGATCATCGTAGATAGTTATGTATGGCTAGCTAAAGGTGTCCCAGGTATGGGGCATCATTTGTATGAGGAGTTAGAGAAAGTTATTCCTGTTATTGGGTGTGCCAAAACACATTTCAAAACAGATGATGTTTCAATACCGATCGTCAGAGGCACGAGCAAAAGTCCATTGTATATTACATCTGTTGGAATGGATGAGGTTGACGCAGCCAAATACATTTCCCAAATGCATGGTGATAATAGGATTCCAACATTGCTTAAACAAGTTGATAGGATGTGTAGAGATTATGGGAATTGATTATTCTTTCTATTTAAGAGTTGGTTTTGAATTGCACAATGATGATGTGTCAAAACCATATGAAACTACTTATGAAGAAAAATTTCACTATGAAGATCGTTTTGATTCCAAAACTGGAAAGAAGCTGAAACCAGAGAAAGTTATTGATCAACACGGTGGTGATTATTTCTTTTTGGAATATGAGGGAACAGAATATGAATCACTTTGGGAAGTAATCAATGAAACAGATTATTTTCATAAAAAGTTAGACTGTGAGATTTCCACCGGTTTTGAATCAGATACAATTAGTTTTTATTTAGAAGTTCCAGATACAGAAACTATTGGGTGTGGAAGAGTGAATGTTTATGGCGCACCCATCAGTTTATCTTGGATAGCTGAGAATAGGGAAAAATTAGAAACCCTCAAACAAAAGTTAATTGAAGAATTTAATGTCGATCCTGGAGAGCCATCTGTATTTGTGGAGCCGTGGATTGGTTAATATGGTAATAACCTGATATATATTCAGGTGCGCGGGCGTGGCATAGTGGTTGTGCTCTAGCCTTCCAAGCTAGCTATCCGGGTTCGATTCCCGGCGCCCGCTCCAAGGAGAGTTGAAATGTTAGTTGCTCTTTTGATGATTTTATTTGTTTTTTGTTTAGTGTCGTTTGTAAGTGGATTCTTCACAAGAGGCATTGAAACGTTATTGAGATTTACAACCGCACCTCTCACTATGTTTGTAATACGTCTTTCCAGTTACGGATATAGTACAAGAGAATATTTGAAGAGTAGATTCTTCAAATCGTAAAAATATCAAGCGACCATAATTCAGTGGTAGAATGTCTGCTTGCGGTATTAGTTCAATGGTAGAATTAGACCTTGCCAAGGTTTGGGCGTCGGATCGTAACCGACATACCGCTCCAAAATAATTGATATCGAACCCATAATATATACATACTGTGATATATAAGTAAGAGGTTCGATATGGAATTGAAAGAACAAGCAATACAATTAAGATTGCAGGGATTATCAATTAAAAAGATTGCCAAGATTTTGGGTCGTGCAAAAAGTACAATTTCTGTTTGGACCAAAGGAATCACCTTAACATCTGAACAAAAATTGGCTCTTGATAAAAGAGAGATTACTGATGAGCAGGCATTAGCTCATTCGAATCTTTTTAAGATGAAAAGACAATCTTATCAAGATAAAGGTAAAGAAAGAATTTCTCAAGGCGATCCGTTATATGTTGCTGGGTGCATGCTGTATTGGGGTGAAGGATCCAAGTTAATTAATCAATGCAGATTGGCTAATTCAGAATTGCCAATGTTAGTAGTTTTCAAATCATTCCTTGAGAAATTTTGGAATGTCCGACACGAAGATATAACATTGACAATAAATGCTTATACCGATCTTCATTCTCAGGAAGAGATAGAAAGTTATTGGTTAGCAGGGTTAAGTTTGCCAAAAACTTCTTTAAGGAAGTCTACTTGGAATCAATACCCGAAATCTTCTAAAAAGAAGAACGCCAACAAATCTGAATATGGAACTTGCACAATACAAGTTTGTAATACAAAAATAGTTCAGGAAATTTTCGGAGCTATCCAAGAATTTGGAAAGTTTACCAATACTAATTGGATTGATAAAAATTATGAAAACAGTTGATGAATTTAAAACAAAAATATTAAACGATATGAACGAGTACGCCTCCTCTGCTGCTGTTAAAGTAGAGGTAGAGAATATTTTCTACGAAATAGAAAAAGAAGTAGAGAAGAGATTTAATTCCAAATATGAGATACCTGACATGTCTATTATGCACAAAAGTAATGGCGCACCATATCATGTTACGGTTGTAATACGTGAATTACATAAGCGAGTAGCTGATTATGGCTATAAACTATTTGTAGACAGTTTAAACGAAACTGGAACTGTATTAAAAATTCATATTCATTGGACACCTAATTTGGGTGAATTTTTAGCGTCCACATGAAGAATGTCGTGGGTTCGAGCCCCACTGGTCGCTCCAATTAAGCGGGTGTCGCATAGCGGCGATTGCGTCTGCCTTCCAAGCAGAAATATAAACACCATGGGTTCGAGTCCCATTACCCGCTCCAGATTTTGATTAAGGATTGAAAATTATGACATTCTTGTATTGTTTGCTTGCATTCATCGCACTATTGTCCATTATCTTGTTGATCAAGACGCATGGCGTTCAGAGTGTTATGGGATTCATTGCTTACTTAGTGGCACTGAGCGTAACGCTTGGTGTCGTGCTATTTTCTCATTCCTTATGGCTAACGATCTTTGCTGGATTTTTACTAACGTCACTTTTGATTATGACGTTAGTACTTGATCGTTGAATTGAAAGAATTGAGAGTTTATTATGAGCAAGTCAGAATTATTGAAAGAATTGCGCGCCCTTACTCAAGCCGGAATGAAAGACTGCAATGACGCTTTGAAGGAAGCGGGTGATGATCTACAAAAGGCTGTAGACATCATCAAGTCTAAGGGACAAAACATTGTTTCTGGTAGAGAGGGTAAAGTTGCGGCAGAAGGAATAGTTATGGCTGCATTTGTCGAAAATGACAAAACAGCCGCTATGATTGAAGTAAATTGTCAAACAGATTTTGTTAGTCGCAACCCTGATTTTAAGCAATTTGCCGAGGATGCCCTTACCCATCTGTGTGGGGCGACCGCAGCAAACACACCATTCGATGTTAATGAGACTCAGGTGCGCAACTTGCGCACAAGTATTATGGCGAAGACAAAAGAAAATTGTCTAATTCGTAGATGGTGGGTTGAGCAGGTTTTTGAAGAGTCTTGCAAGACTTTTATCTATATTCACAATAATAACAGATTGGGGGTTATTCTTTCGTTGAAAGCACCGTCTGTTGAGACATCACAAAGCAGTTCTTTCCAAGAAATTGGGATGGATCTGGCAATGCAAATTGCTGCGATGAATCCAATTGCTGTTTCTGTGGATAGGTTGCCTGTTGAGATGGTAGAAAGACAGAAAGCAATTTTCGAAGCTCAACTCAGAGAGTTGAATAAACCTCAAGCTCAATGGTCAAGAATCATTGAAGGAAAACTTAATAAATGGTATACTGAGGTCTGTTTGACCAAACAGGAATCAGTTGTAGTTGCTAAAAAGAGCATTGAGCAGCTTATTGATAGTCAGTATGCAGCTCTGTTAGGTGGTAAGATTGAAATTGTAAATTTCATTCGCTGCCAAGTTGGTGAAGGAATAGAACAGCAAACTAAAAGTGATTTCACTGATGAAGTTGCTAAGTTGTCCGGTATTCCTGCTGCGCCAGATCCAAAAGAAGAACAAAGGCGCTTGTTTAGAGATATCCCATAAGGAAGATTAAAATGGACACACAAACGTTAATTGATAAGATCACCAAGGCTATTAACTTCGCATATCAAGCTGATGGTACAGCTCCAGGGCTGACTGTGGCTTGGTTGTCTCGCAAGGAGACATATTACGTCTCCATTGTTCGCTGGGTTTCTGGCGAGAAGGAAGTGGTTTGTTCGGTCAGCAATCCTGATCTAACCGTAGCTCTGGGAGAGTTGGCTGGAAGATTCATCGTAGAGAATCCTCTACCAGAGAATCCGGTGGAGACATTGTCTCGTTATCTAACGGATAATAGAGCCTATCACGTGTCAGATGTTGGTGCTGTTGTAGTAGCAATCAACTAATAGACTGATATATAAGGGTAGGTAAAGGTGACCTACCCTTTTATTGGGGTATCGTTCAATGGTAGGACAACGGATTCTGACTCCGTTTATCTAGGTTCGAATCCTAGTATCCCAACCACATTCAGGAGTCGACTAATGGTAGGTCGCATAGTTTCCGACTCTATGAAATATCCGTCCGAATCGGATCTCCTGAGCTTATATTGAAAATTTCTCTAATGGTAGGTATATAACTTATTGGTAAAACAATAAACCATTAGAGAGTTAATTATGGATTACAGAAAATTACCCAGGAAAAAGAGATCAAAAATTTGGTCAATTCCAACGGAAGAGTTACGTGAAACTATCAAGAATAGTTTAAGCCTGAATATTGTATTAGTGAAATACAATATAAACCCTTCGAGTGGAAGTTACCTAGCATTAAAAACTAGACTAAAACAAGAGAATATAGATTTCTCTCATATTAAACTTGGTTCAAATGCTAATCGTGGTAGAAAACAAAAATACAAATATGTATCATCTATAGAAGAGATTTTGGTTATTAACTCTTCTTATTCTCGTACGACTTTGAAGAAAAGATTGCTTGATCTTGGCTTGTTGAAAAATTCATGTTATGAATGTGGCATTGGTCCAGAATGGAATGATAAAAAATTATCGTTACAAATTGATCATATAAATGGTCAACCTAATGATAATAGGCTGGACAATTTAAGAATGTTATGTCCCAATTGTCATTCTCAAACTGATACTTATGCCGGAAAGTCGAAAAAGAAATGATGTATGAAATCAATAGGAAAATTGCTATATAGTCCGCGTTCCCATCTAGGTAACAACAGCAATTGGTTAGTAGTAATGTGTGATGATGAAATATCACGATATTACAGAAGTTTATTCTATAGTGAGACTCCTTGGTTGGGAAAATTAACCCGACCAGTGTGGGGTGCTCACATTTCTGTTATTAGGGGAGAAAGAATCCCCAATTACAATCTATGGAGGTTAGACGAACACAAAGTTATTGAATTTGAGTATGAAGGGGGAGTTCAAGATAACGGAGAATATTATTGGTTGAAAGTTAAGTGCCCCTACCTCTTAGATTTAAGAGAGAGCTACGGACTTTCCAGAGAACCAAGATATGGTCTCCATTTGACTATTGGAAGGACAACTCAGAATGATTCAAGACAATGAATTTATTCTCTCTCTGATTCGTCACGGTGAATCAGAAGTAAATGCGACCCCTGATGTTATGGGTCAGACTGCTCACGTAAAACTTACTGAGAAAGGTAAGGAACAGGCGCGTCTCCTAAATCAGAGATTCCTCAAAAGAGGAGAGAAGTTTGATTATGTTTATTCGTCCAGTTACGATAGGGCATTAGAAACTGCCAAACTAGCCTGTGCAAATATCAATCAAGATATTGTTGTGGTTCCTGATATCAGAGAGTATGATGCAGGAGATTGGACCGGCGCAAGTCGATCTGCCACAATGACCGCTGCTGTTAAAGCAAAAATGAATTACATGAATCAAGCATTTTTGCCGCCTAACGGCGAATCTTTTACCATGGTAGAGCGTAGAGCTTCTGCTTGGGTAGAGAGTGAGATTCTGTACAACCCAAAGATGATTGAGTTAGCTAACTATAGAAAAGCTAACGAATTACCAATGTTAAACATTGGGTGCTTTAGTCATGGCATGACTATTAAATGTCTGCTCCAATACGTTACTGGATTTGACAGGGGATTTACCTGGAAAGTCCAGATTGATAATACTTCGGTGACTAGATTGTATTTTGGTCCTGAAGGATGGAGATTGCTAAATGTAAATGATTGCTTTCATCTTGAGGTTTAATGTTGTACTATGGGCGCCCAGGAACGTAAAAGACAAAAGAAGATCAAAGAATATGTTGTAAAAAGAGATGGATCAGTTTGTTGTTATTGTCAAAAACCGTTAACCTCTGAAACTATTACTATGGAACACATTGTTCCGGATAGTAAAAGAGGAACTTTCAATACTACCAACTTAACCGTATCTTGTTACGAATGTAACAACAGTAGGGGAAATAAACCCTTCTTTGAATATGTAAAGGGTTTCAATTTCAGCGAAAACAAATTATCCAAATACAAAAAGATGTATTTCAATAATTTGAGAATCAAAGTACTCAACATAGCTAAAGAAGAGTGTCTTAAAGAAGATAAAGCTGTTCCGATAGAAATTATCAATGAAGCTTGTCAAATTCTTCGAATAAGAAATATGGACTTCTCTGGTTATGAGAAGACATATCAATTCGAAATAAAGTTTGACGATACCTGTGAAAGAAAAAAGATCAAGTTCTGTTTCGAACAGCTGATTAGAATAATTGAAGCGGATAGCGAATGAAATGCAAAGTATGTGATCTCGAATGTCGGTCAATGATGACCATGACATATTGTAATGGCACAAATCCTTGGGAAAGAAAACCTTTTCATTATACTCGACATGTAGGCACTAAAGATCATGTCGATATATTTAAGTTTGGTAATCTTGAGATTCAATTGAGATTTGAATCTAATCCCGACATTCCAGATGATGTATTTGTAATTCAACATTTATCAGCCGATGATTATATTGATTTGAATATTTCCAGAGACTCGTTTCTGAGTATGAATTTTGACCCAAAAAATCCGCAAGATATCATTGAAAGATTAAATGCCCTGAAAAGCTTTTACTGAATGATATATGCGAGGTATAGGAGATATTATGACAGTTCAACCATTAAGAGATTTTGTAGTTGTATCAAAAGATGAAGCCGTAACACAAACCGCTAGCGGTTTGTTTGTTCCTCAAACAGTTGAGGATAAAATTGCAACCGGCACAGTATTGGCAGTTGGTAGTGGAAGATTGGATGACAGTGGCAAGTCAGTTCCACTAGAAGTTAGTGTTGGTGATAGAGTAGCCTTCAATAGAAACTTCCTAACCGAAGTTAAAGTTGATGGCGTTTCTAACTTCCTCTTGAGAGAAGACCAAATTCTTTGTATCGTTAAGTAAGCGAGTCAACAATTCAATTGATGCGAGGCTGTTCCGATAGCCTCGCATTTTCTTTATATGGTAGAAAAAATAATCGAAGATTTTGTTACCTGCAAAAGTTGCGCCCATTGGGGAGATGATACTCGCAGCAAACACGTTTGTAATCGGTGCGCAAACTCTCTCAAAGTCCAAAACCCACTAACTATATTGTGTAATTTGTGCGGCGGAGGCATGTGCCATCCAGAAGGGTACAATGATCAAATTCCATTTGGATTGTATAAAGCCAAGGTAATTGGCGGATATGATTCAACTCATCTGCTTGATATGAACGCTTACATTTTCTCCTTCTGCGAAGAATGTTTGAGAAAACTCTTTGTCTCATGTAAGATAAAGCCTGATGTTTACATTGCTGATTTCAACGGCGATTGCGTAGAAGAATATGGTTGGGATAAAGATCAAAAATCATACGAATACAGTATTTGGATAAGCGAAGGTGGTAACCATCGAGCTTACATGAATGGTTTATGCAATTTAGATAAGGATTGCCCCAACAAAGCACTGTATACAAAATATTATTACGATGAGTTTACCGAGGAATGTTGCTGTGAACAACATAAACCGGAGAGACAATATCACCATACAAAATGGGTTAGATTTATTCCTCATACATTGAAAGCATTCTTATGAAAATGTATCCTTCTATTACCAAAGACGTCAGAAAAGACGTTTACATCTATGCTTTTGATAAGCTAGATGGCTCTAATATGAGAGCGGAATGGAACTCTAAGAAAGGGTTTTATAAGTTTGGTTCTCGTACCGAACTGATTGATCATACCAGTCCTTTTCGTGGAGCCATCTCTTTAATTCAAGAGAAGTACTCAAAAGACTTGTCAGAAGTTTTCAAAGCTAACAAATGGGGCGATGCCCTGTGTTTCTTTGAATATTGGGGACCAAGCTCCTTTGCGGGCTATCATAATTTTGAAGAACAGATGGATGTCACCTTAATTGATGTCAATCCATATAAACAAGGAATCTTGGCACCAAATGAATTTCTGAAATTGTTTGGTCATTTAGATATCCCACGAGTCCTTTATGAAGGACAAGTAAGTGTAGAGTTGTTTGATGCCGTTAAACAATCCACTCTCCCTGGTATGACCATGGAAGGTGTAGTGTGTAAGGGCGAGAACGACAAAAAAACTAATATGCCGATTATGTTCAAAATCAAAAGCCAAGCTTGGCTGGATAAGTTGAAAGAACATTGTAAAGGTAACGAAGCACTCTTTAACAGATTAGCATGAGGATTTAATGAGTATCTGGAAAAATAGCATGAATTGGATCGAGCTTGGTCGCAAGCCAGAGATTAGTGTTAATGCCTTGGGTATGTCGACACTTTTAAGAAATGTCTTAGATAATGTGAGTCATGGTTTAGGTATTTATGTATCTGAATGTTACGTATACGGGAATATAGATTCAGATAACCTAGAGCCAATTAAAAAGAAGATGGCGGATCTTGGAGGTCAACTGATCTACAAATTCATTGATAAGCCCGAATCTTTGGTTTGGGTGTGGGATCATGGGATGGCAGAATATAGCTTGTCAGGATCCTACATAACAATTGCCGCAGCATCTAAAGATGAGAAATTGGTGGAAGCAATTAGAGATTTCGTTGCTCCATTGATTGTTCCAGAAAAGAAAAGGGGTCATGTTTTTGCTATTACCAAGCAATATGGAAACCTTTCTCTCAGCTCCCTAGGTAATGCTAGCATTAGATTGGTTAGAGATAACTATAGCGACGAAGTTCTCAGAGACTATGATTACGCTATCAAAGATTTGAATTCTAACCAACCTTCTGGAAGAATCGTAATCATGGAGGGTGAGCCTGGCACAGGTAAGACTCACTTGGTAAGAGCTATGCTTTTGGAAGTTCCAGATGCCATGTTCGTTCTAGTTCCACCAGAGATGGTTTCATCATTGGGCGGACCAGAACTATTACCCTTGCTGATTGGTAATAGGCACCACGCTTCCGGACCAATCATTTTGGTTTTGGAAGATGCTGATAAAGTCCTAGTAACTAGAGGAAACGAGAATATCAACTCTATTCAATCTCTGTTGAATTTGGGAGACGGTATTCTTGGATCAATGTTAGATTTGCGTATCATTGCTACCACCAACGCCAAGAAATTGGAAATGGAAGCCGCCATCATGCGCCCAGGTAGATTAAGCAAATCTATTAGAGTTGGACCATTGGATGCCGCCAAATCACAACTTGTATTCAACAAATTGGTTCCTGGTCTTGCCAACGTAGCAAATGAACTCTTCCCAATTGAAGAAGATAAGTTTGCTCAAAAGTTCTTTACTCTAGCGGAAATCTATTCTGTTGCCAGACAATATGGATGGAACCCAGAAGCCAGAAAACAAGAAGTAGTTGTTCACGAAAAGCCTGATGTTTATGATGATCAGGATGAAGAAGATAGCGAATATTGATTCTAAAAAGAAATTATTGATAAAAAACGATAATTCTATGAAAGATATGATATATACGATTGTGGAGTTTAATTTCACTCCTCAGGAGAACATATGTCATATTACACGCAGTATTCAAAATATTCATTAGATGTCATTAGCAAGCATCCACAGTTTATTAACAAATCGTTAAAGAAGCATCTTGTTGACGGTATTCAAACTGTGGGTGCTTGGGGCAATGAGCCATTCGAGATTAGATTTAAGAATAATTCTCATGCCAAAGTTCAAGTAAAAATCTCTATTGATGGTACCGATGTTCTAACTGGCAAGCCAGCTTCTACTGATTTAGAAAGTGGAATGTGGCTTGTTAATGGATACGGAACCTTATCGTTGAAAGCTTGGCCAGAAACAAATAACGGTGGAGCCAGCTTCGTATTTACCAGTGCCGACAATAGCGTTGCCCTACATACTCATGGTGATTTGAGCCATCGCGGTATTATTGCGGCAGCCGTTTATGAAGAAGGTCATGTAGAACCAATTAGATTTGATTACTTCTTTGGAGGGGATTGGTCTTGTGGTTCTGGCACAATTGGTGGTAGTAGTGTAGGTTCTGGATATTCCGGAACTTATAATTCTTCTGCCGGTACGCCTAAAGATGATTTCCGCAGATCAAAATCCTTAACAAAAGGACCTATTGAAACACAAAGCTTAAGCATTTGTGATTCCGATTCTATTTCATATAATTCAACTGATTCTAAGAGTTTAGAGAGTTTGGTATCAGTTGGCGCAGGTGAGCATGTTGATCAAAAGATCACTTATGTAACTGGCTTGATCAAGCCGGTGTTTGCTGAAACTGTTAGAGTGAGATATTTATGGTGGGATGAGCTTGTTGCAAAATTAAAAGAACAAACTCCAAAAGATGCTCATCCTTCTGGTTTCCCAGGTGACAAAGAACATAAAATCATGGATCTCAAAAGTACCCCAAGAATTCCGTCTCAGAATAAAAGAGTAAAACGCGCAGCTCCAGAACCTGTCTTTACTAGATTCTAATCCTGTCGTCCCATCAAGCAGTTAATTTTTGTAATCTAACCTAAAGGTGAGTGAACTTTGTATCGCTCACCTTTTCCATTTTAAGGTGAAAGTTTATGGCAAAAGTTGTAGTTGGAAGCATTCCCGAGAAGATTGCATATACCTATACTAAAGAAAATGAGGTACTTGTTGGTTCTTCCTGGGACAGCGAATATTCATATGATGAAAAAAAGCACATCTCTAAATATGAAAAGGAAAAAGTTCTTCCAGTTCATGTGACTAGCAATGACGAAAAAAGCGTTGCCAAAATCAAAAAACGAGTAGGCGGCTGGAATGGTCAAAATACTTCTACAACTATCGAAGTTGAAAACAAACCAATCTCAAACGTTAGAGTCATATCTTCTGGATATAGAGATCAATCTTACAAAGCCTTGATTGATAAATATTATATAGATCTAACAGATGATGTTTTGATGGACACCATGTTACAAACTGGTGTTGCTCCTGGCGGTGTTTTGCAGGGAGAATTCATCTGGGCAAAGATTGGTAGCCAAATGAAACTAATTAGGATTGGATCTGAGTTATACAATCTAGTTATGAAGTTTGAAGAAACCAAAGATGCCAAGCCTATTGGAAAGAGAAAGCTGGAAGTTGGTGGAGTTTATCAAGACAGAAAGAAAAACAGAGCAATCTTTCTTGGATATGTGAATACTACTCTTTTCAGTCTCAAAGACAAAACTCCGTACTACAATAGAAAAAATGCAACTTTTGATTTTAATCAAAAACCAGTTAAGAAGGCAATGTTATTTTACGAAGCCAGATATGGTTCGCTAGAAGAAAACATTGCTACTATGCTAAAACCAGAATCAAACTATAAGTTTGATGTTAAGAAATCTCATCCTTATATTGAGAAGATTGGTCACGTAGACGTCGACCCATCGAGTGTCGTCACCTTCCTACGTGAGAAGGCACAGAAGGATGTAAAACACAAACTTCTTCAATACACTGGTCACGTACCAATGGATAGAAATTACGCCAAGCCATCTGCAACATATCTGGAAAATGAAGTTGTATATAACTCGGAACGTTTGAATCTTTATCCATTTGAAGCCGAAGATACTAAGCTCTTCGACATTAAGAAGTTTCTAGTTTTTAGTTGAGAGAAAGAGAGACTATATGAGAACAATTAGATTTAGCTATCTGTTCGATACTGATTCGTACAAGGTTTCGCATTATCTCCAGTATCCGCCGGGAACCACTTCTATGTTTAGCTACATTGAAAGCCGTGGTGGAGATTATGATAAGACAGTCTTTTTCGGATTGCAGTATTATCTGAAAGAGTACCTATCACATCGTGTAACCGTGGAAGAAGTAGAAAGAGCTAGAGAGTTTTGGACGGCTCACGGCGAGCCTTTCAACTACGAAGGATGGATGTATGTAGCTAAAGAATTGGGCGGAAAACTTCCCGTTAGAATTCGTGCTGTCCCAGAAGGAACAGTCGTTCCGGGTCACAACATTCTAGTTAGCATCGAATCCACTGATCCAAATGCGTTTTGGGTTGTTTCGTGGCTTGAAACAATGCTACTGAGAGTTTGGTATCCCATTACTGTGGCGACGCGCAGTTATACCATCAAAAAGATTATTATGGAGGCACTGAATAAGTCTTCGGATAATCCGACGGCTGAAATCAATTTCAAGCTTCATGATTTCGGTTCAAGAGGCGTGTCAAGCCAGGAATCAGCGATGATTGGTGGTGCTGCACACTTGATCAACTTCATGGGTAGTGATACTGGTGTCGGCGTTCTGTGTGCCAACGGATACTACAACATTCCAATGTCGGGATTCAGCATTCCCGCTACCGAACATAGTTCCATTACTTCATGGGGTAAAGAGAATGAGGTAGAGGCTTATCGCAATATTCTTAAGCGCTTTGCTAAGCCGGGTGCTTTAGTGGCTTGCGTTTCAGACTCTTATGACTTGTGGAATGCTTGTGAACACCTGTGGGGCGAAGCTCTTAAGCAGGAGATTGTTGATTCTGAGGCTACCTTGGTCATTAGACCAGATTCAGGTCATCCTCCAACAGTGGTGCTAAAGACTGCTGAGATTCTGGCAGAGAAGTTCGGCTTCACTGTGAACTCAAAGGGATACAAAGTACTAAATAATGTACGTATTATCCAGGGTGACGGTATCAATGAGTTCTCAATTCAGGAGATTCTAGATAATCTTTTGAATGCCGGATTTAGCGCGACTAACATTGCTTTCGGTATGGGCGGTGCTCTATTGCAGATGCTCAACAGAGATACTGAGAAGTTTGCCATGAAGTGCTCGCAAATCTTCATTGGCTCCGAATCAGTGGATGTTTTCAAAGATCCAATCACGGATCATGGCAAGCGCAGCAAGCCTGGTCGTCTTGATCTGATTGAGATGACAGACGGAAGCTATCAGACAATCGTACTAGGTGATGAGCGTGTGGCGGCTGAAGATTCAATCATGAAGACAGTATATGAAAACGGAGAGTTGTTGGTAGACGATAGCTTTGCGTTTATCAGAGAGAGAGCTGTGTGATGTCGTACGCTATTGGACATATTATATATGGCGTTCCATATAGTGATGCTATCAATAACTATCTTAATAGTTCAGAAGATTTAGATGAATCAGAAGATCTGGAATCAGAAGATTATTTTGATCCTGAAGAATATTTTGAATTCACATACAGCGGCAGTTCTGATATTATGCCTGGATGGTGTGGAGTTCTGTTAGATACTATTGATGAGTGTGGCACTCTAGCTGTTAGTGATATTAAACTTACACCTACAGAAAGTGATAAAATCAAAGCCAAAGACAAGATTGATAAATTGCCTGAGGATTTGAAAGCCTTACTAGATCCTGTAGATGTATACATAGTCTGGGGAACCAGTTGAAAATTCACGTAATCAATCCAAGCTATACCCTTCCTCCTAGTGCGATTGTGGTCAATACGACTTCACGATCGACAGATTGGGGGAAGGGGCTTAGCCCTTTTTTCGTTGGTCCCATCGACCTCTACGATGGATTCAAGTCACTCAACATGGAGAATGCCTGGCAGTTCTCTAAAGTTTATGGTCACCTTGACCATATAGACGATAATGATGAGCCAACTCCAAGTTACTTTGCTTGGGCAGAGAAGGGCTGGAATTCTGCCAGAGCTTATCGTTATCCCATGGGCAAAGGTGTTAAGCCTATGTTTTCATATTGGGATGGTGAGAAGTTAGATTATGTGGAAGCAAGGAAAAGAATATATCTTCCTTTGTACGCCAAGGCTGTGGTTAAAACACAAGCATGGCAATCATTGAAGAATCTAGCTGCTTTTGCTACGCCAATATATCTATGGGATTTTGATGCGCATAACTTGCCAGCAGGCACATTCAACTATTGGGATTTGTGGAATAATCCAGAAATCAAAGTTGGACATGCTTATGTATTAGCTATGATGTTAGAGGGTATTATTTAGAATGTTCAAACAAAATCAAATAGTAATCTTTGATAATCCGCCCAAAGGATATGAAGATAAGTATCCGTGGAAGGTAGGACAATCATTACTCTTCTTGGGTGAAGTTGTGCAAATGCCCGGTCACTGCATTGTGGTTGATAAGGCGGGAAAAGTATATTGGGGATGGCATACTGATAATTTCAGAGAACCTACGGAAGATGAAATATGAGACTCGTAATTGAAAAGTGTCTAGATCGAATGAAACTGATTAAGTTTATTCGAACAAGAGAAAGTCAGCCTTTAAGTAAAACTATAGAGATTGTGGAAAATCTTCCATATATGTTTGAATACGTATCCAAAATGGAAGCCGAATCTTTACAGAAAATAATGGAAGGATTTGCTATTTGTTCAATTGAAAGAGAAGAGTGGGAAGATGACGGGTTTCCTATGCAATTCAATTGTAATATCAATCCCCCACAAGAATACATAGACGCTTCTGCTTGGTATGAAACATTAACCGATCAACACAAACAATTTGTGGATGAAATAGTAAAATGGAGAAGCCGCCCTGCGGTTTGTTAATTATGAAAGATCTGATCATCAAAAGTTTTAAGCTCGATGATAAAGAAGTATTGAATATTTTTCCGTACGGATCAAGAGTCTATGGTACACATTCAGAATCTTCTGATCACGATTTTATCCTTGTTGTGAACAAGGATGTTCGAGAGTTCTCTTTAACTTCAGATGATGGTCAGATTAACGTACATCTATATTCTCCAGAAGGATTCGCTGACCAGCTTAAACAGCATAAGATTTCCGCGCTAGAATGTTTCTTCTTGCCCAAAGAACAATTGTTGAAAGAGAAGTTGAAGTTCTCTTTTTCTTTGAATAAAGAAACATTGCGCTCTAGCATTTCTGAAAAAGCTTCCCATTCTTGGGTGAAAGCTAAAAAGAAGCTGGAAGTGGAAAAAGATAAGAATGTGTATATTGCTAAGAAATCATTGTTCCATTCATTTAGAATGATTGATTTTGGAAAGCAAATTGCTCAACATTCAAAAATTGTAGATTATGCCTCTTGCAATTCCTTGTGGGAAGAAATTAGAGATTTTCCATCAGAAGATTGGGAAGATTACAAACTTCAATATCAAGAATTGCATAATTCCAAAATGTCAGAGTTCAGGGAACTAGCTCCTAAATCAAAGCGCTAATAATCAGTCATTGTAATATGAAATACTGGTTGATTATTTTGAGTTTATTAATGGTTGGTTGTAATGGTCATTTGGTTTTTGGGCAAGACCGCGTAGTTTATAAGAATTTCCATGACAAATTAAGTTGTGTTGGTTTACGTTGCTGTTATCCATATGGAGAACAAGTAATGGTTTGTAATCAAGGCACACCAGATGGTGATGGATTATTTATTAGATATCGATTTAAGTGAAAGAGGAAATATGAGTAATGTTTTGGTAGGCACTGCCATTGGTGATGCGTTAGGTGTACCATTTGAAACAATGCGGGGCGACAATCCCCTATTGGTTAATTGGGATGGTAAATCTTATCTAGGAAGCAAACATCACGGATTGCTTCCTGCTCAATACTCAGATGACACTCAAATGTCACTAATGGTTGCTGAATCATTAATTGAGAATAATGGATTTGTTCCAGAAGATTTATGTGCTCGTTATGTAGATTGGATTGTGTCTGGTCGCGCTAGAGGGTATGGTAGAACTACTTTCATGGCAGTAGAGAAACTGCAAAATGGAACCCATTGGTCAGAGTCAGGGGTTCCGGGTTCTTATGGCAATGGAACCGCTATGAGGGCTGCTCCATTTGGAATCTATTTCAGACATGATATCCCTAAGTTGATTGAATCGGTTAAGATTGACAGCGCCATTACCCATCAGTCGTATGATGCGGAGGCGGGAGCATTGGCAATTGCTTTGGCAACTGCTTATATTGCTAATCATGATACTGTTAATTTGGTTGATAAAATCATGCCACACTTACCAGATTCTTGTGTAAAACATAAGCTGGGTAAACTACATGTTCTTATCAATGCTGGCGCATCTTCCACCATGTCGCTTGCGCTTCTTGGAACCGGCGCCAATGTAAAAGAAACTGTGCCCGCCGCAATCTATTGCGCATTGAGATTCGATAACTATTACGATGCCGTGTTAGCATCAATTAGGGCTGGTGGAGATACTGATACAACCGCCGCCATTGTAGGGGCGTTGTTTGGTGCCAAGTCTAGCTTGAAAGATATAGATAAGGCATTTTTCGAAGTAGAAGATTTTGATAAACTAGTTACGCTAGATAGCAAACTGTACAATAAGTCCAGCGCTGTCTTTTTCCCAAGGAACTGATAATCATGGGTTGTTGGAATGAAACTTGCGGAGTGACACAACTCCCAATCAAAGAAGGCGATAAGATTCGCGCTTTTATTCTGGTGGATAACACCTATAAGGGCAAGGTTCGGGGAGGTGGAAACTATTATCCTCATGATGAGTGGGTGCCACTTGGAATTTCTATTCCTGGTACTTACGATGATTATGGTGGAATAGAGGGTATTGTTGAAAATGAAACAACCCAACTTATGGTTGAGCTTATCAAAGAAGGTTGGGTAATAGAAGGTGAAGATAAATCAAGATATGGCATTCCAGATACTGGCGAACTTAAGTTAGCTGATATTTTAAATGGTATTGAGAGGGGCGCCGCCAAGTATAGTACAATGTGTCGAAGAGATAAGACACTTGGTATTGTGTATGTCTTGGAAGAAGTTTATCAATCAATGATGAATTTCAACCCTATTGGTATTCATTTTATCAAGCCAGAGTATCAATACAAGCCCGGCAAAGACATTTTCAATGAGGATCTTAAAGATTGGTATGAGAAAGCATTAGAAGATTTTGCCTCTTTGCCGCCAGAAAATGATAGAACAAGAATCTTTTTCAGAATGGCAACTGCTGATATTTTCTCTGGACACTATAGAGATAATGAGTTGTGTCATGTTTTAAGAAATAAGTTTGTTGAGCTTATTGAGGCTGGAACACCATTTGATGATGCCAAAGTTCAAATGTGGTGCGAGTCATTGTGGGAAATGACTCATTTTCAATCTATGATGCAACGAGCCAGAAAGTTTTGGCACCCGCAATGTGGTAAAGGCAGCCAAGATCAGGACCTCGATATTCATAAAAAATTGCAAGAAGCCGTTTCATGTGTTATCATGAAGCGTGAGAGCGACGATGAAAGTGACTATGGGGAGCCTGATGAAAATGGGTATTATCCTCATATGTTGGAACATAATGCAAAGGCTCAAAAATTATGAAGATATATTCTTTTGAAACTAGCACTGACAACAAACCATATAAGTTTTATGCTAACGAATTGTCCGCCATTAACCACTTGAATGAAATTAGATCAAGAGTTACTCGGGATGATTTAATAGTGGTCGATACCAAACATTCTTTTGGTATCAGGATTAATGACAAATATGGTACAACTGTTATCTGGACGATAAAAGAAATTAACGTTGAAGAATAACAATGACCAAGAAAACAAATAAATATCCGCCCAAGAAGCCTGACAATTCACATATAGTCAAGGCGAACCCAAAGAGAGATTGGTCCACCTATCAAAAGAATATCTTTAAAGATATCGCCAAAGGAAATGATCATACGGTTGTTATCGCTCGTGCTGGCAGTGGTAAAACCAGCACAATCGTTGAAGGATTTAAGTATATCCCCAAGGGGAAAAAAACCTTGATGGTTGCTTTCAACAAGTCCATTGCCGATGAGTTAAAACAACGCGCCCCGTCCTATGTGGATGTTCTTACCCTTCATTCATTAGGGTTTCGATCTATTAAACAAAGCTTTGGTGAAGTTGTCTTAGAAAATGATAAGTGCAGAACAATCGTGGGTACTTTGATTGGCACTTCTTATGATGTATGGGAATTAAATCAAAGTATTTGCAAATGTGTCTCCTTATGCAAGGGGTTTTTGTTTGATACTCCTTCTCGTATCGAGGAATTGATTGAGAAGTTTGGTATTGAAATGTTTGAGATGACCAAAGAGAAATTCATAGAGCTTGTCATTAAAGTTCTGGCTTTGTGTAAGGCACAAAAGCAAGTAATAGATTTTGATGACATGATTTGGTTTCCATTCGTTTATAGATTAAACGTTGGTAAGTTTGATGTAGTATTTGTGGATGAGGCTCAGGATTTGAATGCCGCTCAGATGGCAATGGTTCTTTCTGCTTGCAAAATGGGCGGAAGAATTATTGCGGTTGGAGATCCGGCTCAAAGCATCTATCAGTTCAGAGGGGCAGATAGCGAAGCTATTCCCAATTTCATCAATAAGTTAAAAGCTAAGACACTTCCACTATCGGTCACCTATCGTTGCCCGCAAAAAGTAGTTAAACTAGCTCAAGAAATAGTCCCGGATATTGAATGCCCAGCAACTGCTCCAGAAGGTAAAGTGGAGAATATTCAAGTTGTTGAATTCTTGAAAATGGTCAAGCCTGGAGATTTCGTGTTGTCTAGAACCAATGCTCCATTGATTAAGCATTGTATGGCTTTGTTGAAAGCTGGTGTTCCTGCAAATATTCAAGGTCGAGATGTGGGCGCCAATCTAATTTACTTTATCAAGAAATCTAAATCAAAAACTATCAAAGATTTCACAGCATATGTAAATGCCTGGAAAGATCAAGAAGTTGAAAGATTGCTGGCAGAGAAGAAAGACACCACTACTTGTTTAGATAAAGCAGAGTGCCTGTTAAACCTATGCGAGGGGACTTTAACTCTAAAGGATCTTAAGGAAACTATTGAAAAGCTCTTTAATGATGTGGATGATGATAAAAAAGTAATCTTTTCTACCACTCATAAAGCTAAAGGATTGGAACGTGATAGAGTATTCATGTTGGTGAATACATACAGATATGGTCCTGGGGTTTCTGGTGAAGAGGCTAATCTTTATTACGTAGCTGTAACTAGAGCTAAAAAAGAACTGTATATGGTTAGAGGTCCTAGTAAATACAGTAAATATGATGATAAGAAAAAGAAAAAGCCAATGATTGATCCCAATACAGGAGAAGTTCATAATCCTTGTTCTAATTTCTTATGTCAAGGTTGCGATGAATGCTGTGATTCTGACCATCATTTCATAGATCATTATTATAGTGAAGGCGCTTTTGCATAAAATACCATAGTAATATGGTGCGTTATAAAATGTTAGCTAGAGATGTTAATTCATCTCCGGTACAATATAGAACTTGGGTAGTCGAAGATCAGCCTGATTTTGAAGCTACCCAATATACTGGTCTAAAATCTGGACCCAATCCTTTCGTAGATGTGTCAGCTTATATTATCTACGATGATACGGTAATTGCTGATTTCAATCTTCCAGATCCATTACATTGGGATACTACCAAAAAGGTGTTGCCTGCTTCTGTGGCTGATTCTCAATTAGCCATTATTGGAGAGGAAATTTACCTTTTTGGAGGAAAAATATCTGGCAAAATATACAAAGCCAACATTAATAACCCAACTGATTGGATAGATACTGGTGCTCAATTACCAACTCCATTGTATGGGTCTCAATTACTTATTATCAATGATGTTATCTATTTAATTGGTGGAAATGATAGCTTGTGCACCGATCATGTATTTTCCGCCTCTGTTTCTGATCCGTTAACTTGGACAGATCGCGGACCAGTACTACCAGATAAAATACAAAACGCACAAGCGGTAATTGTTAATTCTCAAATCTATTTGTTGGGCGGCAAGAACTTAAATGAACCCAAAAATAGTATTTACACCGCTTCTATTTCTGATCCATTAACTTGGACAGATACAGGCGCAACATTACCAACTCCATTATATGGATCTCAAGTAGCTATTATTGATGATCATATTTATTTGTTTGGTGGTTTATTGTTAGCAAATAATCCGGTTGGATATGTTTATTCGGCTCCCGTTAGTGATCCTACAAATTGGATAACAGCCAACTATCTTCCATATCCTATTTGTAATGGTCAATTTTTTGCCATTGGCAATAAAGGTTATTTGATTACTCCGGGGGCAGTAGGGTCTAATCCAAAAGCAAAGGGTACAAGAATATTGAGATGTGATTTGTCTTCTCCTACTCAATGGATAGATACTTTAAAATATGTGCCGGGAGAAATTTCTGAATCGCAAGTAGCCATTATCTATGATAGGGTTTTCTTATTTGGTGGAAATGGCAGTAGCATTATTTTTGCTAATGATTGCAAATTGAAATATAAATATGGTTCGGCTGATGTAATTAGTTATGGAAATGTTACTCGAACCCAAATTGATAATACTCCGAACAAATTGGATCTATTCAAAGTTTTAGGTTTTCCATATTGGAAGACTGATTATGGTGCTTAAATATGCTTCCCAGAAATCTGATTATTGAATGGCGTCGTAGTGTGCAAGAGGCGTTATTGGTGAGGTGTCCTCCCAAGTCTTTGTATTTATCACTTGCCTCAGAAGAGATGATACATCATCTACAGCAAGTAGAGATATTAGGCAAACAAGCTTTGGACTTTCAAAAAGAAATTGAAAGCTTGAGAGCTAAGAGGAATGAAATTTCTTCGCGTTTTCCCAAGGCTTCTAAAGAAGAAAAAGAGCTCTTGAAACAAGAAGTTTTGGCATGCAAAACTAGAATTGCAGAGTTAGAAGAATTACATGCCAAGATTGAATTGGAATGTCATACTCACGAAACAAACATTCCTAATGTTCCAGATGCGGGAGTTCCTTTGTGGGAAGGTATTTCTCCGGATTACGAAAAATATGTAAGAACTAATTTGCAATTTGTTCATAACTTGATTGATGAATACAATGAATGATGAATTTATTGAGATTGGCGAATCTTATGCCAAATCTCCCACTCCGTCAAAACCAGAGCCAGAGGAATCACCTCTGGTTATGTATTTAGTGGTTCGAGAATCATTGGGAATGAGTATTGGTAAAACCGCCGCCCAAGTAGCTCATGCTGCTCAAAAATTACAGCAAAGATACCAAGAACTGGAATGGAAGGCAGAATCATATTTGCCGCCCCCTCATGATTGTTCTGAGGAATCATTTTTGGATATTCCAGAAGAACTAAGAGATAAGATCGATATCTTTTCCAAATGGTGTAACGGTTCAGTTCGCAAAGTAGTGCTTAAAGCCGACGAAAAAGAATGGGCTAAGTTGAAATCAGATTTGGATTGGGCAAGGACAGAATACTATTTAGTTGTGGATGCGGGGTTTACTGAATTGGCTCCTCACACAGAAACAGTTATTGGTCTTTGGCCAATACGCAAAAACGACGCCCCAAAAGTAATCAAAAGATTGCAAGTCTTAAAGTAAAGATTCAAACAAATTGTTTTTTACAATACTATAATGTGAAATTATTAGTATAGTACGGAAAGCATTTCATACTATGTCATTAAAAGATTCATTAGGAGATCGTATAAAGGGCTATGAAGATAGCTATAGAGTTACTCTTCCCGGTAGATTACCTATTATTTTGAGACTTGACGGTAAGGCGTTCCACAGTTACACCAAAGGTCTTAAAAGACCGGTGGATGAGAGTTTGGTCAATGCAATGAATGAAACGGCAAAATACCTGTGCCAAAGCATTCAGGGTTGCCAGATAGCATATGTTCAGTCAGATGAGATTTCTCTCTTATTGAACAACTTTAAGACTTTGGATACTCAGTCTTGGTACGATAATACCTTGCAAAAGATGGTATCCGTTTCTGCTGCTATGGCTTCTGCTAAATTCACCTCAATTTCAGATACCATCTTTGGTTATATGAAGTTAGCAATGTTCGATAGCAGAGCTTTCATTTTACCCAAAGAAGAGGTTTGCAATTACTTCATTTGGAGACAACAAGACGCTACTCGCAACTCGGTGCAAATGTTGGCAAGATCCTTGTATTCTCACAAGGCGCTTGAGAACAAAGACAACTCAGAATTGCAGGAGCTTTGTTTCCAAAAAGGTATTAACTGGAACGATTGTCCAATCTCTCAAAGAAGAGGTCGTTGTTTGGTTAAAACCCAGGTCTGGAAGGAAGGTCTGAACCCCAAGACTGGTGAAAAAATGGAAGCAATGCGTTCTGAATGGGTGGTGGATGAGAGCATTCCCATCTTTTCCAGAGATAGAAACTACATTGACCAGTATATTCTATCAGATAAGTGATAGATACAACCATTGAGAATGGGGTGTTCGGCACCCCATTCCTAATTATAAGGCAGTTAATTTAACTGCAATGTACTTATCCACAGTATTATAAGCTCGAATTATGAAAACTTCCGACGAAATCCTCCTGTTTCTTGTCAAAAACTCCACGCCAGAATACTATGTATATCCAGTTTCTGCAATGGAGACTTATGTCGATCCCCCAAAAAAGAAAACTAAGAAACAAAAAAGGAATGAAGTCTTGCTTAGACTTTCCGGAACTACCAGATATCTTTGTGAATCCAAGAAACTAGAAGAGTTTCTTGGAGAAGAAATTAATTTCGAAAAACATCTTCGTGCGTTGCACGAAGATGGCACATTGGTTTTCAACGGAATAGCAGAGAAAGACAGCTTTTACGATTCTGAGAAGTACAGAGAGATTTTTGCAAAATCCAATGGACAAGTTAAGGACTACGAGTCCGGAATTAGCTATGTAGCTTTTCACTATAGAGAAAATGATTTCTTGGGAGATTACAAGAATATAGTGAAAAACGTCGACGAATTGGGATTTTGATTCTTTATAGATGAAGGAACGCTATAAATGTCACAACAACGTATTCAAGAACTAGCAGATAAGATTACTAAAGCACGTAACGATTATTACAATGGACAGCCAACCTTCTCTGATAAGGTTTATGACGCATGGGTAGATGAGCTTAAAACTCTAGACCCGACCAATAAAGCTGTAACTGCCGTTGGTGCGCCCGTTACGTTGACAGAATGGAAGAAAGCTAAACACCAAATCCCTATGGGATCTTTGGACAAAGTAAACCTTCCTGATGAGCTAACCAAATGGGTTGATGATACTGCTCCCGGTGAGAAGCTATGGGTAGTTGAAAAACTTGACGGATTAAGCATTGAATTGATTTATGAGCGGGGTGGTTTAGTTCAAGCCATTACCCGTGGTGACGGAACTATTGGAGAAGACATTACCGCCAACGTTATTAATATGGGCGGAGTCTTTAGAGAGTTGTATGATTTCTGCGATAATTTGCCAGATCCTTTTACTGGTTCTTTGCGCGGCGAAATCATTATGACCAAAACCAACCATAAAGCTCATTTTGCTGATAAAGCAAATCCTAGGAATGCTGCATCTGGTGTTTCCAAAAGACTAGATGGTGTGGGTAGTGAACACCTTGATATTTTGTTTTATCAGGTTTTGGGAGATATAGATTTTGATACTGAACATGATCAGTGGTTATGGCTGAAAGCCCATAATCTAAAAACCCCTAACATTTGGTTATTCAACGATGCCAAATATGTGGGTGATTTTTGGAGAAAGTATCAAGATACTGAGCGTGACAAACTAGATTATGATATTGATGGTTTGGTTGTTAGAGTTAACGACCTGACCATCCAAACTGCTTTGGGGGACAAAGACCTAAGACCCAAAGGAGCTATTGCTTTCAAATTCGATAACGAAGCCAGAGAGTCTGTTATCAGAAACATTGTTTGGCAGGTTGGTAATAGTGGCAGATTAACCCCTGTTGCTACAGTAGATCCTGTAGTGCTTGTGGGTGCCTCTGTGAGCAGAGCAAGCCTGTATAACTTAGCCTATGTTCAAGAATTAGGTTTGGACATTGGGGCTACAGTTTTAGTTTCAAGAGCAAATGATGTTATTCCGCGAGTGGAAGAACTGATTAAAGGAACTGGTACGGTACTACAAGCCCCAACTAACTGCCCAGAATGTGGTGGATTAGTAGAAATGGTTGGAGAAAACCTTAATTGTACTAATACGGTAAGTTGTCCGGCTCAAGTAGTAGGTAGAATCAAAAACTGGATTAAAGAACTCAACCTATTAGAATGGGGAGATACTTTGGTTGAGAGATTGGTTCGGACAGGTAAAGTTGTGAAAGTTTCTGACTTATACAAGTTAACTGTCGATGATTTATCTGGCATAGATCGTATGGGCAAGAAATCAGCCCAGAAATGTCATGATATCTTGTGGCAGGCAGCAGAAGTTCCTTTGGAAGTTTTCCTTGGAGCTTTAAGTATTCCTATGATTGGGCAGTCTACTATCAAGCTCATTATGAATGCTGGATGTGATACTTTGGAGAAGTTTGGGCAGTTATCTGCCGATGAGTTTGAACAAGTTCCAGGATTAGGTCCAGTAAAGGCTAAATCTTTGGCAAATGGCTTGCTGAGCAATCAGAATTTGATTTTGGAAATCCTAGACAATGGAGTCAAGATCAAAACCAGAGCTAAGGGAGTTTTGACTGGCAAATCAGTTTGTTTTACCGGCTCTATGCAGACCAAAAGACCTGTTTTGGAAAAGATGGCTGCCGATGCTGGTGGAGATGTAAAGAGTTCAGTTAGTAAGGGGTTAAGCTATTTGGTAATAGCAGATCCAAACAGCACTAGTTCTAAGGCTGTTGCGGCTCGTAAGTTAGGCACGATTCTTCTGTCAGAGGAAGATTTCTTAAACTTGATGAAGTAGGGAGACGTATGAAGGACAAATATCTATGGTACACTGATACCCATTTAGATAAAGTGGGTCCTATAACTAAGTTAAGATTTCTTTCTCGTATCAAAAGAGAGAATCCAAAAGCTATTTTTCTTACAGGAGATATCTCCAATGGGTTAATGACTTGTTTGGATTTGAAACTTTTAGCTACTTTGGTGAAGTGTCCCATATATTTTGTCCTTGGTAATCACGATTACCACTTCTCTTCTTTCGAAGAAACTCATCAAAAGATTCGTGCGCTTTGTGAAAAGCATCCAAATCTGATTTGGATGACTGATGCGGGGGTTGTTCCATTAACTGATGAAGTGGCAGTTATTGGTGCAGAGGGCTGGTATGATGCCAGTAATGGTAAGCCAAGTTATTTGAAGGTAACCCCCGATTGGTTTCTGATTAAAGACTTGCGTGATTTGCCAACTATGGAAGCTAGAATCGAGGCTTTCAAAGCATTGGCAGATAAGGCGTGCGAGCAGATTGAAGAAAAATTGGAAACAGCCCTTGCGCTGGATTACAAGACGATTTACATTCTGACCCACGTGCCACCATGGAAAGAAGCTACCAGAAATGTCGGTACAATTTTTGAGAATTTCTGGCTTCCTTACAATGTCAATCTACGTCTTGGCAAGACTATCGAAAAGGTTATGCAGGATCGTAAGAAGAGAAATGTAACTGTATTAGCTGGACACACTCATACTGATTGCTGGATTCACGTCTCGCGTAACATAGAGTGTAAGGTTAATACGGCGAAATATTACGGCTCATTGCGTAACGAAGAACACATTTTCATTTGATGAAAGTTGAATATGTCAATTATTAAAGATCCTTCCTTCGCAATCTCGGAAGAGATGTTGCAGAAGTGTACCAAATTCGCGCAAGATTCAGTTGGTTCCAGTGCAGATAAATATGCTCGCAGGAATCAAATGAACGTTGCTAAAATCATGGATGATATTAGAAATGGTAAACTGGCAGAAGAAGCAGTTTACCAAAAGTTAGCGGAAGCTTATCCAAAGATTTCTGCTCCTGATTACAATATCTATGATAAGAAAAACAAAAATTGGGACCCTGATTTGAAAGAAACAGAAGTTCCTCTTAGAGTGGCAGTTAAATCTCAAGAGATCAAATCAGAAATTGCATTTGGTCGTTCTTGGGTTTTCCAATTTGGTAATGGTGGAAAGTTTGATTGCGATACTGGAATCTTCGGCAAAGGTGATGACAGCCATTATGTTTGTTTTGTTTCTTTGAATGTTCCTCGTCGTTGTGGCGAATTGAGAGCTTTAGTTAAAGTACAATGGCTGCATGATAAAAAATTGTTCAAAGCAATGAAGAAACAAATCCTTCAAGGCAATAAGGTTGCCGTTTATTATGAGGATTTGGAAAAACTACCCGAAGAGTTGTGGCAGATTTGATGTTTGAATCCATAATAGGTGAAGTTGGTTCACGAATCAAACATCGTATTTCCAATACTGGAGAAGCTTGGTATTACGATGATAAACTTCATCGTTTAACTGGTCCAGCCGTATCTTATATGGTTGGATTAACGGCTGACGATGAAATCATTGAAGTTCATGAATGGTGGTATCATGGCACTAAAATTGAATGTTCTTCTCAAGAAGAATTTGAGAGATTAATTCAATTGAAAGCGTTTTGGTAATTATGTGCGATATTAAAGAATTTGAAGAAATTGATGAACACCACTATAAAACAGTTTCAGGTGTTGGAAATCAATCATGGTTTTATGACGACTTTATTCCACATCGTCTAGATGGTCCCGCCTATATTGGAAAAAGATGGAACGGAGCAGAGTTTGTGTTGTGCCAAGAATGGTGGTACATGGGTAAAAAGATAGATTGTTCATCTCAGGAAGAGTTTGAACGAATCATTAAGATGAAAGTTTTCTGGTAAAATGACTACAACACCATTTAGATATCCTGGAGCCAAGAACAAATTATTGCCCGTATTGATGGAGCATCTTGATAAGATTCTAGTTGGACAGGATCATTTCGTTGATTTGTTTGTTGGAGGCGGTTCGGTCCTCTTAGAGGTTGCTCAAAAGTATCCTAAGATGCAATTGTTTGCCAATGATAAGAATCCATGGGTTTCTTCTTTCTGGAAGATTGTCGCCGGCTCCGATGCGGAGAAGTTCGAGAAACTACAGAAGTTAGTGGCAGTCACTCCGACCTTGAAACTATTCTATAAATTACGTGAAGAGCCGGCAAAGGATGATGTCGAGGCGGCTTACCGAGCCCTGTTCTTCAATAGGACTACCTTCTCGGGTATTTCCTATGGCGGACCTATTGGTGGTAAGGAGCAGAAGAGTAAGTACACGGTAGATTGCAGATACAATGCCAAGAAGCTGAATGATAAGATATTGTTTTGCAGAGCGCTATTGCTTGATCGAACAACCGTGTCGGGTGATGATTTTCATAACTGCGAAGTGTTTTTGAATGGAAATTATCCTGTTTACCTGGACCCTCCGTATTATGTAAAGGGTGATGCTCTTTATACAGAGAAGATGACCCATGAAGATCATGAGGATCTTTCTCTCTTTCTGGAAAATTCTGACAAATGGGTTCTATCATATGATGATTGTCCAGAGATTAGAACCTTGTACAAAGATTGTCAGATTATAGATCTCTCCGCGAGATATTGTATTAACGGAAAGAAAGAGAACTGGGAATCTAAAAACGAATTGTTAATTCTTCCATCAGAGAAAATATGAAAAGATTTTTTATTGAAATGGCAAAAGAGTGTTTGTTCAAAACAATTGTCATGTATAAAGCAACTAAGAAGTGGGACAAGATGTCCGACGAAGAGAAGAATTACGTTGAAGCTAAAGACGTATATTATGATGTTGCTGACGAAGTAAGAAAGAAATTCAAATTCCTTTCATGCTAAGGATAGTACGAAGAATGACAAGTGAAGAAATCTATAATGCAAATGGATTACAAATTCTGTTTTTTGCTTACGATTGGTGTGCTTATACTTTAAGAACTTCTTTGTATTCCATAACAGTATGCGAAGATTATCGCTATGATCCGCATCGTAATTGGCACGTTTCCATTCGAAATAAAGAAGATCAAAAAACATTATTTGAAACTAATACTTTTGAGATGCCAGAACTTCTTAAACCAATTACTGGTTCTGAATGCAGAAAATTGAAAACTGCGGAAGAAGTAGATTCTTTAGCTAAAAGATTAGTTAATTTGAAGTGCTTTCTATGAAAACATTGATTATTGATCGTTATCGCGGAATGGATCTAGAAACCTCAATAGGTTCACGTAAGTATATTGCACAGATTAGAAATAATCAACCTATTGAAATTACAATGCGAGACTCTTCCAAAGAGAGACGAGAAGAAAAAAAGAATCCATTATGGTATATGTCTAATGGGGCGTATCCATGCTATGTGAGAAAAAGCAGCATCATACGTTTAGTGCCGGCGGAACCAAAACCAATATGGTCTGTTGATTGGGGTGACTTTCCCATCGCCGACTGTTTTTATTTGGTGAACAATGTGCCTCAAATCAAAACACGAAAAAAGAATTCTGTCAAGAAGTATTTCGAGAATGTCATATTCAAACTCAACAAACTTGGAGCATTCTTATGACATTGTTAAGTATCTTGGCGATTTTTGGTTTGACCTTCTTAGTTAAAGAAACAGAGGGTCCTTGGGGAATCATTAGTTGGTTTCGTAACAAGTTAATGACCAACAAACATGTGGGAGTTTTCTTTTACAAACTCTTTTCGTGTTATTTCTGTTCTGGCTGTCATGCCGGCTACATTGTATACTTACTTTCTACTCCACATAACGAATGGTCATTGGTTCAATTCATTTTATGGACCTTGGCAGGTGGAACTATTAGTTTTTGCATCAATGCAATTCTAGAAAGACTTATGAATCATGATTGACGAATTTGTCATTAAAGAAATGGCGATAGCGGAAGCCGCCAGAAGATTTGAGTTGATTCCAGAAGAACTCAAAGATTGTTTTGACATCAAAGATATTTATTATGAAGTCATTGAGGAAATTCATCAATCTTTGGCAGATGATGAAGGGGATAAATCTCCCAATGCAGATGACCCAAAATATTGGTCTTACTGAAATATTTTGTCGAGAAAGAGTTGAAATCATATCATGATTTATGATGATGTTAAGATGAAGCAATGCGATGATTACTTAGCATCGCAAAGACAAGCTGTTAAAAATAGAGAAAAGAATAAGGAACTCGCCGAACGTTCAGGAAAAGTTAAATTGAACGGTCGTTTAATTAGTTTCTTATACGAATTAATGAGAGATCATTTACCTGCCGGAAAAGTAGAAGAAATAGTTAGAGCATCCGAAGACGAATCAGAAGTGACATACACTAATGGTTGGTTGGCTCAATATGCAGAAGATTTGGCAAAAAGACTAGATCAATAAGAGGTTAATATGGCTGAAAAGTTAGTTGCTTATTCCGCTGGCTCGGAACCTAAGTTCCCCGCCAATTTTGATGTGGTTAGAAGAACCACACTCAATTTCACTGATATTATCAACAACTCCAATAAGTTCTACAATTTGGAGATTCAAGTTGCTTCCAGTGGAGAAGCCAGAATCTATACCAATTACGGTAGAGTTGGAGGAACTATTGCAAAAGAATATCGTATTTGTAATAGTCAATCACATGCTGAAACAGAATCCGACAAGATTATCAAATCTAAAGTCAAAAAGGGTTATGTTGAAGTCAAATTGGTTAAAGCAGATGTGGGCTCGGAAGTTGGTAAATCAAAAGTTGAAGTATCAAAAGTTTCTGTTTCCGATTTACAAAAAGTGGGCATCAAAGTCGATGAAGTAAAAGAAGATTCTAAACTTCATCCAGAAGTCCAAGATTTGGTAAGAACTTGGTTCGGTGTCACCGCCGAGTTCGTTGAGTTAAACTTGGATACCAAGAAATGTCCTTTGGGTCAATTATCTGTCGATCAGATTGCTAAGGGCAAAGATATCTTAGAAGAAGCTCGTAAGATTGTTCATGCCAAAAAGCCAGATACGGCTGAGCTGAACAAATTAACTAATTCTTACTATTCCAATATTCCTCACAATTTTGGGTATACCAGAATCAATGCAGATGCATTGCGTTTGGATAGCGATGATAAACTAGATAAAGCTTTTGACATTCTTGATGTTTTCAATGATGCTAAGAATGTGCAAAGCGTTATGTCCAAGAAAAGTGCTGTTGATTCGCAGTATGCCACTTTGAATGCTGGAATAGAATATGTTGATCCTAATTCTCCTACCTGGAAATGGTTGGATGCCATGTTACATGGTACAAGAGCAGGCAACCATTCGTTCTTAGGCAAACTGAAAACTCACAAGATTTTCAGAGTCAATCGCAAGGATGAAGAGGAAAGATTTGTTTCTGTGGCGGAAGAGATTGCCAAAAAGTGTGGCAAACAAACTCCATCAGAAGTTTATGCCAAGTTGATTAAAACTCGTCCAGATGTTCCAGAAGAACTTCAAGAGATTTATAAGATGGCTAATGTATGTCCTGGTTGGCACGGAACTCGTCGCGCAAACATGATTGGTATCACCACTAAAGGTCTTTTGATTAGACCATCTGGTGTAGTTCATGCCGGCTCTATGTATGGCGATGGTATTTATTGGGCTACCAACAGCACCAAGTCTATCAACTATTGTGATGTTAAAGGATCTTATTGGGCTCAAGGCAGCAATAAGACCGCCTATTTATTCTTAGGTGATGTGGCTTTTGGAAATCAAAAGATTGCTGGTGGCTCACACTTCTATAACAAAAAGAATATTGCGCCTAACCATTCGGTCTTTGCTAAGGCTGGCGGAGCAGTATACAATGATGAATTGATTACTTACAGCCCAACTGGACCTGAGCAACAGCATTGTTTGCGTTACATCATTGAGTTTGAAACACAAGTCAAATGAAGGAGAAACTATGTCTGTAAATGATTATGTTAAAAGAGATAAGATACTAACAGCTTTTGGTAAGAGATTAAACAAGGAAGATATTGTCGTTCTTTCTAAAGATGAAAGACAGGCGCTGCTGTACATGCACGCTAGATCCGTCTATAGAAGATTTGCGGTAGATTATCTGGAAGCCGATTCAACCGCTTCTTTGGAAGAGAAACTCAAGAGTGTTTTATCTAAAGCAGAAGCTTTTGCTCAAGAACAAAAACTAATAGATGTAACATACACTATGGATTATGGTCATATTCTTGTTCAAGGATATAAGCCGGTTGCAGTATCTGATCATGATTTGATAACAAAACACGCTAAGTACTTGAAAAAGATAGAGAAACAAACTGAACAGTATAGGCAATCAAAAGCCAAGAACAAATCAGAAGCTGTTAGAGAAATTAATAGGCTGAAAAGAAAATTCAAAATATGATTGGAATCATTTCTGGAAATCTTTTGGACTCCCAAGAAAAGTATATTGCGCATCAATGTAATTGTTTAACGCAACGTTCTGCCGGAACAGCTAAGGATATTTTCACCAAGTATCCATACGCTGATACTTATCAATCTAGAACAGAGCCGGATACTTTGGCAACCATAAAGATTTTGGGAGACGGTATTGATAATAGATTTGTTATCAATATGTTTGCTCAATACTATCCTGGTAAACCAAAATATCCGGAATCTAAATTGGATGGTACAATTGCAAGACAACAATATTTCTATCAATGTTTATTGAAAATTGCAAAGATTCCCGATCTAGAAAGCATTGCTTTTCCATATAAAATTGGATGCAATTTGGCTGGCGGTAATTGGGATTACTATTATGGTGTATTGAATAATTTTGCTACATATGTAGACAAAAAACACGGCGTTAAATCTTTCCTTTATCGTAAGGACTAATATGGCAATCAAGTTTTACAAAATAAAAGATCCTCATGGTTACATGAGCAATTATTCTCGTCATAGATTTTTTGTCTATGGAAGATGGTGGAATTGTGTTGAAGCCCCTTATCAAGCTATGAAAACCTTTGATAAGGCTGAACAAGATGTTATTTGGCAAGCTGGCGGTTCTAATGAAGCTAGGCTATTAGGACAAAAAGTAACTTTACGTCCAGATTGGGATGAGGTTAAAGACATTGTAATGAAAGAATGTTTGGTAGCCAAGTTCCTACAACACAAAGATATCAGGGATCAGCTCCTCGCCACCGGCGATGAAGAATTGATTGAGGATTCTCCCATCGATTATTATTGGGGCTGCGGTAAGGATGGCTCCGGGAAAAATATGCTAGGTAAGCTATTAATGGAAGTCAGAGAAGAATTAAAAGGAGAATGAAAATGAAACAGTTAGAAGATATCGTATTAGAACAAGTTCAAGATTTTGTCAAAAATCAGGTATTGTTCACGGCACTTGATGTAAGCAATGTGGTTAAAGTAACAGCTCCATTTGCTCGTCATCGTGCTGTAAGAGATATTGTCCGTTCATTATTTACTAGTGAAATCGAGACGGCTGGCTATGCCCGCACTCCAATTACTGTGACACTGGCAGATGGTACAAAAACTGATGCGTTGTTATACCATCCTTTAGCAGATTCTTGGGATTTGGATGCTAAGTATGATGCTCAAAAGAGAGCACAGTCTTCGGCTATGCCACCTTTGGTAATCAATGCCCCTGCGCCACAACCAGTAGTTGTTGTTGCGGCACCAGTTGTACCGGCTCCGCCTCCAGCTCCACCACCTCCAGTTTCGACTAGAGATTTGTGGAATAGTTTGTTTCAATCACAGCCGTCATTGTTCCCAAGTAAGTGATTATTTCTTAACATCTACTTTGGTTCCACCTTGTTGATTATAGGCTGGATTGTATACTTCTTTTACGTTCAAGCTTGTTTCAGTGGGTGTTGATGGTTGAGCATTTAGAAATGCTTGGGCTTGTGTAGCAAGAGCAATAATATTTCTTAAACTTTCAACTCTAACATGAGTAAGTCCTGCTCCAGGGGCAAAATCAACCTGATTATGCTTTAAGAAATGCTGAATAGATTCTTCCAAAGAGTTTATTAGTGTTCTAGTAGATTTGGCGAAAATAAAATTGACAGCTTCTTGGACAGTCTCCAAGGGTTGTTGGTCGTTTAATCTATTTGCTTTTTCTATTAATCCTTGGTGTATGGCGGCAAGTTCTTTGAGTTTGGGGCGAGGATATCCCATAATGCGTAATGACATATGGTCTCCATCCATCTCATTGATATAGGATCTAAGATGTCTTTTGAATTGTTCAAAGAATTCTTGTATCCCGCCTTGTTGGAGCAGTCTTTCTTGGTCATGACCTAAGACTGATGTCTTTTGAGCAAACTTATCGGCTAATTCTAATACTTTTTTGTAGGACATATTTTACCTGTGCATAGTAATATGAAAATATTCAACACCTTTCAAGAACTTTGGGCGCAGTGCCTTTTTTGTCCTATATGTCAAGATATATGCAGAGCTATAACTATAAACTCTGATTCTCAGGGCGTTGAAATAGAAGATTGGTCAAAAAAAGAACAAATCGTTTCGATTTCTGTTCTTATGACTATACCATCTCTCAAATTGAAAAATCATAAAGCTCAATATGATATTGATGGTATAAATAATTCTTTTTCCACTTCTTTCAAAGAAAAGGCGCCGGAACTATCATTTAATGTAGTTTCTGTTTGCGAAAAGTGTTTAACTACCTTTATGGTTAGTTCTTCATGTACTTTAGATGTTCGTTCTGGTAAGATCTATAATATAGGAATAGATAAAGAGAATGCCATACTAAGTGATGGCAAACACAATTACAGCGTTACCTTACTTTATTATTCTGACAAAATGCTAGTTTCCAAACACAAAGTTGATGAACTCATGTCTGAACATGATACATCAGATTTTCCACTTGTGAAATTAGATTTTTCTCATCCTAAAATTGCACTCAATAAAATAAAAACCATGTTACTTTTTTCTTAATCTGGTAATAACATCTCATGTTAACATGAGAAAAATCTACTTGTATAGAATAACTAACTTGTTAAGTGATAAAGTATATATTGGTCAGACTGTAAATTCCGGTCGCCGATGGTCTGATCATAAATGGCTCTCTAGGAGAAAGCCTGAACAATATATACACAATGCCATGAATAAGTATGGAATTGAAAACTTCCTATTCGAAGTAATAGCTGAATGTAAATTGCCTGATGATGCTAATGAATCTGAAAAGCAACTTATTGTTCAGTACGACAGTCGTAATCCAGAGAAAGGGTATAACTTAGCTCCGGGTGGTGAAACTGCTTGGAATACTGGATTACCTACCAAACAACAACCTATGTATGGTAAGCATCATTCAGAAAATTCGAGAAAGAAGATTTCTGAAAGTAACATAGGTAAACTGAATCCACATTCAGAAGAATGGAAAGAAAAAGTAAGTAATGCATTGTTTGGACATGAAGTTTCTGATAAAACGAAAGAAAAGATCAAAAATAAACAAATAAACAAGTGTAAATCAGAAATTACAAAAAAGAAAATGTCTGATTCTCATAAAAAATTAGTTGGAGAAAAGCATCCAAAGGCTAAATTAACTAAAGAACAAGTATTGCTCATTAGAGAAGAATACGCCACTGGAAACTTTTCTCAAAAAGAGATAGCCAATAAATATGGGGTATCTCAACCAATTATTTGGTACATTGTAAATAACAAGACCTATAAACAATAAGGTGAATTATGGCAACATTTTCAGAAGCCAACCAAGCCCGTATGATACTCAAAATGAAACTATCCAATTACGCGTGGTATAACTGGAGTACAGTTATTTCAGAAGGTGATGGTTACGCCATTTTGATTAATGTGAAAAAGATAGACAATTCAGTAAGAAAGGTTGTCTCCCCCATCACACGAGGGGTGAGTACGAAGATGGAGGCAGAATGAGAATAGTTGCCATATCCGACACGCATGAAAAACATTACCAACTTAAATTACCAAAAGGTGATGTGTTGGTTCATGCGGGAGATATTACTAATCGAGGACGTATTGAAAAACTGGCAGAGTTTGCTAGTTGGTTGAATGTCCAAGATTTCAAACACAAAATTATTGTTTGCGGAAATCACGATTTCTGTTTTCAAGACCCACGCCATGATGTAGCAGTTAAACTAATCCAAGAAGCTGGTGGTACTTACCTTCAGGATTACGGCACTACAATTAATGGAGTGAATTTTTGGGGCTCTCCATGGCAGCCATGGTTCTACGATTGGGCATTTAATCTCCGTCGTGGACCAGACATCGCCGCCAAATGGAGTTTGATTCCTGATAATACAAATGTTTTAATCACTCATGGTCCTCCTAAAGGCATTCTTGATCTCATTGCCAATGATTGGGGAGATGCTAATCAGCATGAAGGGTGTCAAGATCTAATAGATAGAATTGACAAGCTTACAGAACTGAAAGCACATATTTTCGGTCATTTCCATTTTCAAGGTGGCAATCTTGCCGAAGTGAATGGAAAGATATTTGTCAATGCCGCCATGTGTGACGATAGACATCGTGTTGAAAGACAACCCGTAGTATTCGACATATGAGGTAATGTGGGCGTGGTAATGTATACCGATTGTGTCGGCTGTGGTCGTCATGGGCGAGCATATGCCGACACAAATTACGTTTATGAATGTGGTAGATGTGAAGTTGATCGTTTAGATGGTCAAATTAGATATGCCACAAAACAAATATGGTGGATTAGATTATTATACTGGCTAACTGATCGTAAACGTCCCTCTTATAAAAGAGAGAATGTGAAAGAGTTAGCTGAAGGATTTTTCAATGAACATCAAACCTAAAGAAATTTTCGTCAACCTTCCCATCGTGCTGACCTTCGATGAGTATGATAAGGTTTTCGAATTTGCAGCGAATATCAATACGCTGATTCACGGTAAAGTGAAAGTAAAGTGCGAGCACCTTGGAGTTCTTGGTGCTAAGCAAGTGGGATTATTCTATCTCCAAAGAAATGGCGAATATCAAGCGTTAAGAGATTCTTTCGTGGATCTGATTGAGGAAGAGGAAATGAAAACTCCACAACCTTATCCACATAAGGATCCTATGACTCTAGAACAATTTGCAGATAATGATTTGTTCAGACATTTAGAGGCAGCGGATTTAGCCTCACCTCCACCGGCTCCTCCGAAAGAAGAATATGAACCGGGTTGGAATTGTCGTAGAGTTCCAGGATGTGATTGTGGCTGGTGCTATGATCCTTATGGTGGCGCAAAACCATGAAGTGTAGATTCTGTCAGCGCGATTTAGTATCCAAAAAATTAGATTGGGCAGGTGGAACAATCTTTATTGGATGCGACGCACATCGTCCAGTAAGAGTTGGTTATAAGACTTTTAAGGGTGATGACAAATGGACTGTTTCAATCAAAGAGTATAGGTTAGTTTATTGGCGAGGGAAAACGATTTTGCAAAAATCTCATCCGGAAGCCCAATCTGCAAAAGACTATTTCGAAGCAGTTAAGGTATTTGATTACGAACTTCCATTTGCTCCAGAAGAATTCCCTGGCAAGCTGAAAACCATTTTAACATTTTTGTGAGCTTATGATTGTAGCATTTACTGGACATAGACCTGATAAATTGGGAGGATACGATCTCCCAAATCCGACATACATCAAAGTGTGTCAGGAAATTGAAAAGAACCTAAAAGACCTCAAACCAGATAAAGTGATTACTGGAATGGCTCTTGGAGTAGATCAATGGGCAGCTAATATTGCTCATAAACTGGATATTCCATTTATTGCCGCTGTCCCATTCAAAGGACAAGAATCAAGATGGCCACAAAAATCTCAGAGAATCTATGCTAAGTTAATCAGCCTAGCATCTGAGGTAGTGATTGTTAGTCCGGGTGGCTATTCTGTGGAAAAGATGCAGATTAGAAACAAATGGATGGTTGACAATTGTACTAAGCTCATTGCAGTTTGGGACGGCACAACGGGCGGCACGGGAAATTGTGTGGAATATGCCAGGTCGGTAAAAAGCGACGAAGATATTATTTACATTAACCCGACCTTGACGCAATAAAAAATAGATTTACAATAGGAAGTGTATAGTGAGTGATTTAAGAAATAAGCTTTTGGATCCTAAGTTAGTTGGTGGCAGATCACTTTTTCCATCATGGGTTGGAGTATTATTCGTAGTATTTTTGCTTGCTACTCTTGTAAAGGGCATTCTTAAATAAATTATGGGCTTAATTAGATATACATCTGTATATCATGCCAATGTGGCGGAACTGGCAGACGCACTGGCTTCAAACTCCAGCGCCTTCGGGCATAAGGGTTCGACTCCCTTCGTTGGCACCAGCAATTATTCATCAATTGAAGATTATGAATGTGGATTTAACTATTCGTGTCAAAAGTTTTAATGAAATTGCAAACGACAAAGACCTTCTTAAAAAACTAAGAAAGTTAACGTTGAATCATTTCTCTGGAATGAACCATGAATTGAATTCGTTTGAGAGAATTGCTAAAGTCCGTGAAGTAGAAGCCAAGATTATTTTGGCTTATGCAAATGATGATTTAGTAGGTTGGGCTTTAATGTCCAAGGAGCCTAGTGATTACTACTTCAAAAAATCACAGGGTGGATTCAAACCATCTCAAGGTATTTTGTTTGAGATATTTATTTCAAATGATTATCGTAGACAAGGAATTGGATCTGAAATCATTAAGATAGCTAGGAGAAAAGCGGGACCATATCAGCTCTGTTTTGCTCCTTGGAATAAAATAAGTAATGATTTTTACGATAAGTTCAAGCATTACAGACACAAGAAACTATAAAACATAGTAATAAGCTGATATATCTTCAGCATGCCCAGGTGACGTAATTGGCAACCGTTTACGTCTCAGAAACGTAATTTATGGGTTCGAGTCCCATCCTGGGCACTTTTGTCACTGTGGCGTAATTGGCAGCCGCGCATCGCTTAGAATGATGTGTCCGAAAGGACGTGTAGGTTCAAATCCTATCAGTGACACCAAATGGCAATGTAGCCCAATGGCAGGAGGCGAAGGTCTAAGAAGCCTTACAGTGTGAGTTCGAGTCTCACCATTGTCACCAAATGAATTGCAGAATTAAATATTCGAAAGAATTATTAGAGCAAGTAGTTAAAGATTCATCTTCTTATCAAGAAGTAATGAGAAAACTTGGTTTGAAAATTAGTGGTGGCAGTAGCTCTCATTTGAAATCTAGATGTAAACTTTACAATATAGACGTATCTCATTTTACAGGACAATCTCATAATCGTGGCAAAGTATCTCCTCATAAAATAGATTGTGAAAATGTTTTAGTATTGGATCGTTTTAATGGTCGCAGAGATCATGGTTGGAGAATAAAACAAGCGTTGATAGAATCTGGTGTAGAAGAGAAATGTTTACTATGCTCTATAGGTTCCGAGTGGAACGGAAAGAAATTAGTACTTCAAATTGATCACATCAATGGTAATGGATTAGATAATCGTAAAGAAAACTTGAGATTTCTTTGTCCTAATTGCCACTCACAAACTGATACATTTTGCTCCAAAAATAGAAAGAATGTTGCTAATAAAGATATATAATGTTAAGACTTGTTTTGGTCCCGTAGTTTAGCGGCTCTGAATGCTCGGCTTTCAACCGAGAGGTGTTGGGCTCGACCCCCACCGGGATCACCAGATATTACGCCCCGTTCGTCTAATGGTAGGACAAAGCGCTTTCAATGCTTGAACAGGAGATCGATACTCCTACGGGGTGCCAGACGGTCCCATCGTCTAGCGGCTAGGACGGTAGATTCTCAATCTACTAACGGGGGTTCGATTCCCCCTGGGATCACCAGAAATGTATTGTTAACGGGCGGGTACCGTTGAGTAAAGTATGTTTCCCCAGTTTTTATGCCCCATGCGCCGGCAGCGCGGACGAGTCTTCTAAACTTGTCTTGAAAGGTTCAACTCCTTTATGGGGTGCCAGATTTATATCTCTGTCGCTCAATGGATGAGCACTTCGCTACGAACGAAGGGTTTAATTACCATATGCAGGTTCGAGTCCTGTCAGAGATACCATGTATGAAATATACAGAAGAAATTTGGTTCTAGGAATATTAAAACAATTTAATATGCCCCTGTCCGTGTGGATTTCACGGCACGAGTCTACGAAGCTTGTTGGCTAGGTTCGATTCCTAGCAGGGGTGCCAAGACGAGCCCACATAGATTTTGTGGGCTTTTTTATTTGGTGATTTATGCAAGCAAGTAATCTAAAAGTAATTGCTGATCGAGCCAACAAAGATGCGGATGATCCGAAAATTCTAGAAACATTACGACTTATTGAAGTAGAAGTCACTACTACTGCCAAATATGGCAAATATAGTCAAACACTCTATTTGAGTAGATTTAATGTTTCTAGCTCTGTTTGGAATCATGTAGCTGATCGTTTACGTAAAGATGGCTTCAAAGTAGACTTTGATGAAGAAATCGTAGCTTGGTATTCCAATACAGATTGGGATCAGGAAAAAGTAATTAAAATTAGTTGGTTATAAATGAATAATAAATCAAGAGTTGTCCATTGCAAGAAGGACAAGTATGATGTTTATATTGGAAGACCTTCGAAATTTGGCAACCCTTTTTCCCATCTGCCGGGGACACTCGCCATACATAAAGTAGATTCAAGGGAAGAAGCTATTGAATGCTATCGTAATTACATCATGAATACACCTTGGCTGTTAGAAGCAGCAAAGAATGAATTGAAAGGCAAGATACTAGGATGTTGGTGCCATCCACTATCTTGCCATGGCGATGTATTAGTAGAAATTGTAAACACCGAAAGTGAAGAAAACAATGATATTCGAGGAACTGATTCAGAGGGGATTGATTAAACAATCAACTGATCATAACAAGATTAAACATCTTTTGGACAACGAACAAATCAGTTTCTACATTGGATTTGATCCCACTGCACAAAGTTTGCATGTAGGACACTTACTACAACTTATTACCGCTGTTCGTCTTAAAAACGCTGGACATAATCCAATTATGTTAGTTGGTGGAGCCACTGCCAGCATTGGCGATCCTAGTGGCAAAAGTTCTATGAGACAGGCATTAGATTTAGGTCAAACTATGTCTAATGGAAGCAAAATTGCCAAACAAATCCATAGTTTTGTCGATGGTGGCGATATCATTGATAATGTGAGTTGGTTTGGGGATATGAATTTCATGTGGTTCATTTCTGAAATCGGTAGACATTTTTCAGTCAACAACATGTTGAGAGCGGACTGTTTTAGATCGCGTATGGAAAATGGATTATCATTCTTGGAATTCAACTACATGTTGATGCAAGCTTTTGATTTCTTTGAGCTAAATAAGCGCCATAACTGTGTGCTTCAAGTAGGCGGAGATGATCAATGGTCTAATATCTTGGCAGGAATTGATTTGATCCATAAAAAGACCGGGCGTGAAGCATTTGGTTTAACAATAACGTTGTTAACCAATTCTGCTGGTCAGAAAATGGGAAAAACAGAAAAGGGAGCTGTATGGTTGGATAAAAATCTAACATCAGTTTTTGATTTCTTTCAATTTTGGAGAAATCTTCCAGACAGTGAAGTGATCAATTGTTTCAAACTATTGACCTTTCTTCCGCTGGAAGAAATTGAAAAGATTCCGTTTTCAACGATTGAAGAGATCAATCAAGCCAAGAAAATGTTGGCATGTGAACTGACTGAAATAGTTCATGGTATGACAGAAGCGGCAACGGCGCTCAAACAGGCTGAAGCCTTGTTTGAGAAGAAAGAGGCAACTGAAATTGAGGCAATCTCAATCCCAGATAATCTTTCAGTACTTGATTTATTGGTAAGTTGCAAGTTTGCTAAGTCAAAAACTGATGCAAGAAATCTTATTAATGGTCGAGGCATTTCGATTAATGATATTACAATCACAGATCCCACCTTACATATTAGTCGTCTCAGCAATGATAACGAGTTAATGGTAAGAAAAGGCAAGAAGAAATTCTGCCGAGTAATTATTGAGGATGCCCATGTCGAGACCGGAGTCAATCACTGACGAAGATATAGATCGTTGGTCTAAGATTATCGAACAAGATAATCAGCTTTATCCGCAAGTGTCTGCCTCTCCCATCATAAGAGAGGTTTGTTATGCTGGACTATGGCTGAGCGAGGAGTTAAAAAAAGTAGAATGCCCTGAGTCCTTAATCGTTAGAATACGGTGGACAGCTGGGGCATTGTCTTTTGGTAGAGATATTTGGAAAGTACATCAAGATATTCTTCAAAAATACAAAGATAATGAATTGCTTTTTGAAGAAGATCCAGATGAGATTAAAAATTAAATGTGTGATAACTTGACTCAAGGTGGGGCGTGTCTTATCTTGAGTATATATTTGGAGAAAGTAAAACATGGCTAACAACGCACAAGCACAGATGTCATCTTCTGATTTCAATCTAGAGAGACTTCAAACAAAGGACCTATCTGAACACGTAGCCGCCTCAATTCAGATTGGTGGAAACATTGCTATTTTCGGTCGTAGAGGAACCGGAAAAACCGAGATTTCCAAGCAAGAAATCAAAAAAGCCGATATGCATGAGGTGTATATCAACTTGTCGGTTTTAGAAAGAGTTGACATGGGCGGCTATCCAGATATCATGGGGCGTGCCTCTGCTAGCGATGATGAGAAGAGAAAGAGATTCGTCGAATTCCTTCTTCCTAAATTCTATGAGCCTATGCTTGCTGGCAAGAAAGGTGTCGTAGCTCTTTTGGATGAAGTAGATAAGGCAGATCCCAGCCTTTGGGCTCCTCTGTTGGAGTTTACTCAGTTCAGATCCATTAACGGTCAGCCATTGCATAATTTGCAGGGCATTATCATGACTGGTAACTTGATTTCAGAAGGCGGGTCACGTCCCAGCCTTCCTTTGCTAGATAGAGCTGAAAAGTATCTAGTTGAAGCTGATGCAGCCTCTTGGCTGGAATGGGCTGGTAAATCCGGTCATATTCATCCTTCGATCACGGCATACATCAACGATCATCCAAAGGATCTGTTCGGTGCTGTTGATCCAGAAGACAGATATGCCGATCCTTCTCCTCGTGGATGGCATCGTGCCTCTGAGATTCTGCATAAGGGCGAAGAAAGAGGTTGGTCACCAGCTCTTCTGAATAAGAAGGTTTGTGGTTGTGTAGGTAAAGATGCCGGCATTAAGTACAGCAATTACTACGAACACTATCAGCAACTTCTTCCAATGATTGAGGATATCTATAACGGCAAGGATATCATCAACAGATATAATTCATTGGAATTAACCAAGAGATTGGTCGCCTGTATGATTACCTGTGCTAGATTGGCAACACAATTGGATCAATCCAAGGATGGTTCAATTCCTGATAGCGTCAGACACGTTGGTCAATTCTTGAGCAAGGTTTCATACGAAAACGTTTTGGTGGCTGTGAGAAGCCAGATTCAGGTAGATCGTATCATCAAGTTCAACTTGGATGAGCATCCTGATTGGGAGCAAGTTCTTAGCAAGATCAACAAGCAAGTTGATGAAGGCTGATTCTAATTCTCCAGGATATATAATTACATGGAGATTGCATGAAATTTGCTAAAGTAATTGGACAAGTAAACGATAAGCTGGTTGCCCAGGCTGAGGAGAAACTTTCGAGAATATTCTTGGAGTTGGGCACCAGATATAACAACGAACATGTTGGAACTGGAATGGGTGGTGATCCGTTAATTTTCGGATTGATGTATCCAGTAGAACATATTTGTACTTTGAATATCCCTACCGCTGCCACCGATGGTAAGAGATATTACTGGAACCCTAAGTTCGTTCTCAAGCAGTCAAAGATTGGTTTGCGTATCATCTGCGCTCACGAAGCTTGGCACGCTTTATACATGCATCCCCAACGTAGAGGCTCTAGACTTCCTAAGTTGTGGAACATTGCGGTAGATTATATCGTCAATGGTACGGTAATGGAAGATTTCAAGGTTAGGAAGATGAATCCTACTGAAACCTTCAATAAGCATTTGGGTAAGTTTATGACTTTGGCTCAATATGCTGAAATGCTGAAAAACCCATTCAGCCCGGTTAAAGGGTTTGAAGAAATTGATCCTGTAGCTGATGCTGCCGAATCAGGTAATTCAGTAAAGTTGCCAGCACCCAATGAAGACAGAGAATTGACTGTTGAAGAACAGAAAGCATTGGAGAAAAAAGAAAGAAAAGTTCTTTTTTACTATGCTGATCCCGATTTGGAAGAAGAGATGAAGAGTCCGGAGAAAATCTATGATTTTCTTTATAACTTGCTTCCAAAATGTCCCAAGTGCGGTAGTGTTGGTATCTACAAGGTTCCCAACAAAAACAAAGGTAAAGGGAAAGATAAAGACCAAGACAAAGGTCAAGAGAAAGAGAAGCAACAGGGCAAGGGTCAAGGAAAAGATCAGCAAGATCAACATGATCATGGTGATGGACAACCTTGTAATTGCGGAGACGATCATGGTGACCAAGATCAACAGGGTCAAGGATGCTGTGATAGTTGCGGCGGCGGAATTGACATTTTCGATCTAGGTGGCACAGTCGATGACCACATGGATACAGAAGAGAGTCAAGAGAAGCTTGCTAAGAGAATTTCAGATGCCATGGAAGCTGCTAAGAAAATGGCGGGTCATGTTCCAGCGGCTTTGGAAGATGAACTTGGTAAGTTAACTGCTCCCAAGGTCACCTGGCAAGATATTATCAGAACTCGCTTACTAAAAGCTCGTGCTGGTAATGGTAGAAATGATTGGACTAGATTTAGATCTCGCCCAATGTTCACGGGTGTTCTAACTCCTAAGAGAAAGAATTACTTTGCACATTTCGGATGTTTGCTGGATACCAGCGGCTCCATGAGTAAAGATGATATGGCATTCGGTCTCTCACAACTTTGCGCATTAGATGAGCGCTCAGAAGGAACTATCGTTCCGGCAGATGCAGAAATCTATTGGGATAAAGCAACGAAGATCAAGAAAGCCGTAGCTGATGAAATCTCTAAAGTTAAGATTTATGGTCGTGGAGGAACAAAGTACGCTGAGTTCTTTGATGATTATGAAAAGAATATCGGAACTTGTGATTTCTTAATTGTCATCACAGATGGTTTCTTACTTGATTCAGATGTAGCACAAATGAAGCATCCAGGTAAAGACGTCATTTGGTTAATTACTAGTGGTAGTGCTTTCAAACCTCCGTTTGGAAGAGCGTTTGATTTGAGAGCCTGAAACTGATTAGGGGAAGCAGTTTCATTACTTCTTCCCCTAACGAGGTGTCTATGTTTTATGAAAGCGATCATCCAAGACACAAAATTTACACAGATGCTTTTAATCTCGATTCAATAGAAGATTACTACAAAAAAGTTGCTGATTTTGTTATGGATCCAGCGATGGATCCAACTAACGCAGATGATTTAGACTTATTTGTTAGTTTAACTTTTGACAGCAAATTCAAACATATTCATACTAGTCTTTGTAGATATTTTTTAGTCAATATCGATAATTATGAATATGCTTTGCCCGCTCTCAGCAAGTTTTTAGACTTCTTAGATAGAGATGTGGGTTTGTTTTCCAATGACTTTTTTCACACTTTAATGAGAGACTATTCTCCCAAAATTGTTGAAAGAGTATTTGAATCATTATCCTCTCAGTTGAAAATGTCTTTCCTGGACGTAATCATTAAATATTCCGATGTATTAAAACAGTGTCCACGTATTAAACTGTACATCGTCTTTTCTTAAGGCTGTATGAAAAAACTATACACCACGATTGCCACTCCTGAGTATTTGATTAGAAATCCTAAAGGAGATCATTTTGATGTCTTCAAAAGAAGAGAAAACGCCATCAAGGCGGCAATCAAAATGGCATTTGAATATCCCGGAGCAACTTTTGTAGTCATCAAAAGGGTCTTTATGAAAGAGAAGCAGATTTTCTCTTTCAAGTTTGATGCGGAATTTGATTTCGATGATTTCAAATCAGTACACCAAAGCATCTTGGAAGCAAGCTCTTCCAAATTAGAGAAATCCCGTTTCTGGAGGAAAAAGGGTGTAGATGACGAATGATGATGTTCAATATCTTAAAGATATTCGTACATATTTAGATTTTGTCATCAATACTCGATTAGATTTAGATCGGTTTGAAATAGAATCTCCTAGTGGAATCAAATACACTATTGTCATCTATAAAGCAGTCGAATTGGAACCTGTTCGTACTTTTGTCTGCATTCATAGAGAGAAAAAGAATAAGTCATATTACTTAGTTTCAAATAATATCGTGAATTGGGGAAATAATTGTAAAGCCCCTGCGTTTGTTAAGGATTACTGTGAAAGATTATTGAAACTATTCACATTTTTATGAAAATTATTTCTGAGTCTTTTGTGTAATAGTGACTGAATAAACGCCTTTACCATTTGCATCTTCACCATCGTAATTGGTTCCAATTGCATGAATATATTGAGATAATTTTGCATTAAGCGTTGCTTCTACTTGATTAATCAATGTTTGATTTGGACCGGTTTTTGATAAATTATTTGAAAATGGTTCGGCTACATATCTAAATGTAACTGTGGGACCCCATGGTTGAAATGTAGCATTACCTGTAGGATATTCTACCTCATAAGTACCGGGAAACATCATTACGCCCCTGATGTTTTTAATAGTTTGGAATATTTCGGATTCACTTATAACGCGCCATTGATTATTTTCCGGTTTATCAGGTTGATTTTTCCAAGGATCAATTATGGCTTGAGAAGTGATATATTTAGCTTCAACTCTTTTTAAGAATCTATCTCTTTGTTCTCTATTCATACAATATAAGTATTTTTATGCAGAGGATTCATTTATGATTGTTTTAACTAAGAAAGCCATTGAAAAAGTTAAAGAAATTGCTGCTGGTGAGGGTTTTGATAACCTTGTTTTAAGAGTCAAAATAATAGGTGGCGGTTGCGCTGGATTTTCTTATGATCTGTATTTCGAAGATAATGTTTCAGATATGGATGAGGTGGATGAGCAGGATGGTATTAAGGTTGTCACAGATATGCTCTCCCATCAATACGTCGACGGCGTGACAATTGACTATGTGGAGACTCCCATGGGAGCTGGATTTAAGTTCTTGAATCCAAATGTTAAATCCACTTGTGGTTGCGGAAGTTCATTTTCAGTATAAAGGTAAGTTTTATGTCTCATCCCGTTGTTGATACGATTGTTAAAAGAAGTCCACACTTGAAGTGGATGGAAGATCGCACGGTACTATTGGTGCGACATGGATCTCATGCCTACGGTACCAACACCCCAGCCAGCGATGAAGATTTCAAGGGCATTGCTATTCCAACCAAGGAGTATTTCTTGGGTGCTACCAAGCGTTTCGAGCAGGCAGAGTTAAAAGCCCCTGATCCTGATGCTGTGATTTACGATATCAGAAAATTCTTCTCTTTGGCTGCTGATTGCAACCCTAACATCATTGAAGTGTTGCACACGGATCCCTCGGATCATTTTCTGGTCTCTCCAATTGGTGAAATTATTCTAGAACATAAGTATGATTTCTTGTCTAAAAAGATCAAGCATACGTTCTTAGGTTATTCGGTAGCTCAGTTGAAGAGAATCAAAACCCATAAGAGATGGATTATGTCTCCTCCTAGCAAACCACCGACTCGTTCGGAATTGGGGCTACCTGAGCAGACCTTGATCCCTCAAGATCAGTTGATGGCTGCCCAAGCAGAAGTCCAGAAAGAATTGGATAGATTCCAGTTTGATTTCATGGATGATTTGCCGGAATCAACCAAGATTGGAATTCGTTCTGTTATGGCTGAGATGCTTGCAGAATTGAAGATCACGACTGAAGATCACTGGATGGCGGCTGCTAGAAAAATTGGCTTAAGTGATAACTTCATTCAGATCATGCAGCGTGAGCGCGCCTATACTTCTGCCAAGAGAGAGTGGGATCAGTTTATTAACTGGAAGAAAACCCGCAACCCTGCTAGAGCAGAGTTAGAAGAGAAGTTTGGTTATGATACAAAGCATGCTTATCACTTAGTAAGACTGATTCGTATGTGTAGAGAAATTTTGACGACTGGAAAGGTCATTGTCAAGAGACCTGACAGAGAAGAATTACTCTCTATTCGTAACGGGGCTTGGTCTTACGATCAGCTGATTGAATTCGCTGAGCGTGAGGACGTCGCTCTAAACGAATTGTATAACACAACAGATGTTCTTCCAAAACATCCTGATAAAGAGAAATTAGATCAATTGTGCATTCAATTAGTTGATCGTTCTTTGTCAGAAGGTGTTTGATAAGTAAGGATTGATCATGCAATTTATAGAAGCTCTTATTCCGGTTATTATCGCTGTCGGCTTGATGGTGGTGGCTTATCAGATTTTCATATCAGATTATCTGTCTAGCAAATTAAAGAATCGACGTGAGTTAAGAACCAATAAAGATGCTATGGCTAAAATTGCCAAGGTCAAACTGGTGTCAGATGATCCGAAAGATATTGAGAAATTCATAACTGTCAATGCTCAATATCTTTCGGATGACACGGTTAACAAGCTGGTGGAAAGAATTGAACTTATCAAGGCTGATAGAATCATTATGGAAGATGGATTAAAAGCTAGAATCGCGGGCGCTCCCATCAAGCAGTCTCAAGTTCAAGAATTAGATGAAATTGTTTCATCCAACAAGAAACATATGAGGATGTAAATGGGAAAAGCACTTGATCCCAAAGTATTGGTTATTGATGTAGAGAGCACATGTTGGGAACCACCGGAGTATCAACCACGAGATCAGATTTCTGAGATAATCGAAATCGGTTTGGCAGTGGTTGATATTAAATCATTGGAAATGACCGAGAATGTTTCCATTCTGGTGAGACCACAAAATTCTAAACTGAGTAAGTTTTGTACTAAGCTGACAACTTTGACTCAGGAGCAAGTAGATAAAGGAATTACTTTTGAAGAGGCTTGTAAAGTTCTGAAAAAAGAATTCAATTCAGAAAATCGAACCTTTGTAAGTTGGGGAGATTATGATCGCAAAATGTTTGAAAGAAACTCCAAAGATTATGGTGTTAGATATCCATTCGGACCAAGACATCATAATTTGAAGAATGCTTTTAGACTATTGCATGGATTGGATACTGAATTGGGCTTGGACCAAGCTTTAGAATTCTTGGGCATGAAACTTCAAGGAACACATCACCGTGGAGTAGATGATGCTAAGAATATTGCCAATATCTTCCTAAATACCATGGGTCGTTTTAGGAAGTGAGAAGATATGGAAGAGAATAAGACATATCAGATACATATTTCGAATTCAGCGTTGGAGCAAATTAAGAAACAATTTGCCATTCGTAATACTCCTAATTCTTATCTAAGATTAGGAGTTCGTGGTGGAGGTTGTTCTGGTTTCTCTTATGCTCTTCAATATGAAGATAAAGATCCCTCTACAAGAGATCTGGTTTTTCATTTTGAGGCAATCAAAGTAGTTGTAGATAAGAAAAGTATTATCTATCTAAACAATTGTACTTTGGATTGGGAAAAATCTTTGATGTATCAAGGATTTAAGTTCGTCAATCCTAATGAAACCTCTACATGTGGTTGTGGCACTAGTTTTAGCGTATGAGTTAAGGACCCAACATGATTCATGGAATTTACATAAAAAGTAGACCTAAAGGTAAGTGGTGTTTAGTATCAGTTACCATGTCCCCTGAGATTGCATCAACGAATGTTGATGCAATCCTGAATCAAGCTAAAGTTGAAAACAATCAAGATATTCAAGCTAAGATTCAAACTTTCGATTCTGCCTTTTATATTCCTGAGTTTTTGTCAGAAATAAAAGAACAGAAATTGCTTTATAATTAACGCCTAATACACCAATTAAGTTTGTTTTTTGGTAAATGGTGTAGATCGGCGATTTTGGAAATAGTCAACTGATCGATACAGTAGTATCGATCAATGGAATAATATGGATGCATAAGCCATTTGCCCGTGTGCTCTACACCCAAAAGATGAGCAATTTCGTGTAGGACAATTGGTCTAAGATCCACAATTTCCAATCTGTCTCTTACTACATATAGAAAGTTGCCACTTACTTTATTGGTAAAAGCCAAGGTTCTTCCTTGTTTTACAGTATCTAAATGAGTAACGTACTCATTATTACTGAGAACCTTCATGAATATCCAGGTATTGGGCTGAGACATGGCTTGTTGAATTAAATCAATATCCATGTTAAATGGTCGTATTTCTATACTCAACATAATAGAGTTATTCAGCGCTAAGTTCCATTCATCTACAGCCTTAATAATTTCTTTTTTATCTTGTTCGTCAAATCCACTATCAATGTAGATCTGGTAAGTCTCTTGTAGTTGTGTAGCAGGTTGGTTATGCAAATACACATGCGTATCGGCTACGCAGGAAATTATGAATAGGACAATGAATATTAATAGTGATTTCCAATATTTCACTAGTAGATGCAAAAAAATTCCATATCCTTTGAAGTTATATAGCCATATGACTCATTAAGGGAAATATGGCTAACTCTGTAAACTTACAAGAAATAGATCAAGAACAAGCATTGTCTTTAACGAAGTTTTTCATTAGATCCCAGCAAAACATTTTTTTGTTTGGTCGCCGTGGAGTTGGAAAAACGCATATTGCAATGCAAGCGGCTCAAGAATGTAATATCAAAATTAATTACATTAACTTGAGTGTTATTGAACGACCAGATTTGGCTGGATATCCGGATATTAATTCTCCTGGCAGCGTCATTACTTTCAAATCCCCTTCCTTTCTTCCACAATTAAAATCTGCTACACCTGATAGTATAATTCTATTTGATGAAGTAGATAAAGCCCCGCCCGAAGTAACTGCACCTTTATTAGAAATCCTTCAATTCAAAAAAGTCAATGGAACTAGCATCAACGCGATGTCATGTGTCTTGACTGGTAACTTAATGAATGAGGGCGCTTATTCTAACTCTATCAACTCCGCTTTGTTAGATAGGGGCGCCAAGTATATCTTATCTTTTAATTTCGAGAAATGGATAGATTGGGCGAAGGCTCATAATGTCCACGACCTAATTCTAGGTTTTCTCAGAAGCAATCCAGAATTTGCCTGCGGAGAAATTGAAGATACTTATTATGCATCTCCTTCTCCGAGAGGTTGGACATTTGCTTCTGATGCTTTGTTGAAGGCTCGCGAATTAAAAATTGTAGATATTGATACTGTTACACAAATCATTTCTGGATTTGTAGGTGGAGAAGCCGGATTACGATTCAAGATTTGGTATGAACATTATCGCAAGTTTGAACCATTTGTACACTCACTTATTGATTCTGGAAATTTGACAATAGATTATTTGTCACTTTCTCCTACAGAAAAAGTGGTATTTGTGGTCACCGCTTGTTATTATGCTAAACAGAAGCTTTTCAGTGAAACTTCAAAATCCAAAAATAGATTCATTCCATTGGAAAATTTGTGTAAGTTCTTAACTACTAATAATGTGGACTATGAAGTTCAAGTTATGGGTTTGTATAACTCTTTTGATTTTGACATGATCGCTAAACACAAACTCTATGCTTGTAAGGAATTTTTCGACTTGTTTACTAAGATAAGTGAAAATGTGACCATTAAAGGAAAATAATATGAGTATATTGAAGATGGTGGATGAGCAATCTTTTAAGGAAGAAGTTTTGAATTCTGAAGTTCCAGTTTTGGTAGATTTCAGTGCCGTATGGTGTGGACCTTGCAAGAGGCAACTACCAGTCTTAGAAGAGTTGTCTGCTGACTATAAAGATACAGTAAAATTTGTGAAGCTAGATATTGATGATTCTCCATCAATTGCTTCACAATTTAGAATTAGAAGCGTTCCAACAATGATCTTGTTTAAGGCTGGAGAAGCCTCTAAAACACATATTGGAATGATTAACAAAGCTTCCTTGAAAAAGTTTATTGATGAGTGATAAGGGGTGATAAGATATCATGGCTGTTGTTATGGTTTGTGGCTATCCTAGTTCAGGAAAAAGTACCGTCACAAAAGGTTTGTTGGGTCCCGAAGTAGTTGTACTAAATAGAGATACCGAAGGCGGAACAATCGTCGGTCTCTTGCCTAAGTTTGAAAAACTGCTCCAAGATCAAGATGATGTGATCTTGGATAATTTATTTCCAACAGCAGAAATACGCAAACCATTTATTGATTTGTGTAAAAAGTATAAAACGAGTATTGTGTGTAAATTGGTAGATACGTCTATCGAAGACGCACAATTCAATTTCGTTCAGAGAATGATTAATATCTCGGGTAAGTTTCTTTCTCCCGATGAGATTAAGAAAAGCAAACATCCTAATATCTTTCCACCAACCGTCTTGTTTAAGTACAAGAAAGAGTTTCAAAAACCTACCGTTGAGGAAGGTTTTTCCAAAGTTGATGTGATTAAGTTCGTTCGTGTAGATAATCCGGAGTTTACCAACAAAGCAATTATTGTTGATTATGATGGTACACTTCGTGAGTGCGTGGGTGGCAACGGTAAGTTCCCAACTGATATAAGTCATGTCAAGGTTAAGGACAAATGCAAGGAAGTCTTGCAGTCCTACAAAGACAAAGGATATCTGTTGTTGGGTGTTTCAAATCAGAGCGGCGTACACAAGGGCGAACTAACTCTTGAAAAATGCCACGAACTGTTTGATTACACCAACAAGCAATTGGGATTAGATATTGAATACAGATTCTGTCCTCATCAGTCGGCACCAATTTCTTGCTATTGCAGGAAGCCAATGCCAGGCTTGGGAGTAGAGTTTATTATGAAGCACAAGTTAAACAGAAAAGATTGTATTTTCGTTGGAGATATGACTACTGATAAAACTTTTGCTGCTCGATGTGGATTCCAATACGCAGATCAAGCCGAATTTTTCAAGTGAGATGAATATGGATAAATTAAAGAAAGCCGCTTACGAATTGAAAACTTACGCCAAGAAAATGTCATTTGATGAAGATGATAGTGTTCTTCTTGGCTCTAGCGAAATGATGAAGCCAGCAGTTATTGATCTGGAAAAAGAATACGGATTACTAACTCATTATGACAATTACAAGAGCAAAAACAGTACCATAGCCCTTTATAGTTTTGTTGGAAATGCATTAGAAAATAATCAATGGGCTTTGTTAGATTTGGAGTCTGTTCAAGATTTGATAAATGAACATTTCAAATATCTTCATCTCAAAAAGAGATTTACGGAACTCTTGATTCAATCCAAAAATACCCTTCATTATACTCATGAAGGATTTCATATAAATGAATTCACATTTGAGACATTGGATGAAGTTTCAAGAGCTTTAGAACAAAAAATGTTTCTTTAAGATCAACTTCGATGCTAAACGTAAGAAAACTGAATGAATCTATTCGATCTGGATATAACTTTTTGAATGGTTCCATTCAAAGTTCCAGATTTAGCGCTGAATTAGGGTTTGATGATGTTTTTAGCAGAAGATGTGGTTTATCTTCTGCTAGAGATGTGATTAAATCGCAAACTAATCTTGATTTGGGCTTTGACATGAATCAAGAAGTATTCTCTTCAATGATTGGTCTGGGGCTCCTAAAAAATAGACTTTTCAAAAACCTATCTCGCTCTTGGACTAAAAATTGCTGGAATAACCGTTATCGCTTCTTCAATCAAGCAAATGGTTTTGCTGCTGATACAGATTGTACTGCAATTGCTGTTACGGGTTTGTATAAGAATAATTTGTTAGATAATCAGAAGTTATTCGATACTTGCTCTGAATTGATGAAGGCTGTCCCATCACACATCCATAGAGAGCAGAGTCCGGAGCTATGGGAAAACGTACCCATGGTTTATTGGGAAGATGGTTTAGAGCCAAATGTCCTCAGCAGAGGATGCAAACAAGATGCCGGAGTAGTTGCTAACGTGCTGTTAGCTATGGAACTGGCTATTGGTGAGGGATATCAGGAAGACAAAGAAATCAAAGATTCCTCCAAAAGATACCTAGAATCTTTTCTCAAATCAGAAGATTTTATTAAAGGAACCAGGTATTATTCTCCCAATGTTGTTTTGTATTATGCTTCTTATCTAGGTACAGTATCTCGTGATTACGATAACATCAAAGATATTGTGTCGGTATTAACGGCTGAAACAAAACCGGATAATTTGTTAGAGCTTGCTATGCAAACAATTATCAGCGACAAAATCAATGTTCCAAACATGGATTATGAATTTGTAGTTGATTGTTTCTTGAAAGCTCAAAATCCAGATGGTTCGTGGCGAGCTTGCCCATTCTATACTTTGGGGAGAAAAAAATTGTACTTCGGATCTGAAGGCATCACGACAATGTTTGCCTTAAAAGCTTTATCTATCATCAATTCAAAAGTATGAAAATAATGAATGATATGATTGCTGGAACATTAGATAATCCTCCTAGCAATCAGAAAATAGAAATCTTCTTTCACAAAAAGCTTTACGCTATAAGTTGTGCTCATTTTACAACTTATTTGAAGTATTTCTATTTCGATAAAAATGATGTGATGAATGAAACTGATAAGTGGAAAGAGTTTGCTAAACACCATTTGTCGGAACAATTGATTGTGAATATCAAAAGGTTTATTAAACGAGTGGAAAGCTGCAAAGCATTTCTATGAATTGTAGGTTATTATGTTGAAAGTTATTCTAACGGTAGGAATCCCGGGTTCTGGCAAGTCAACTTGGGCAAAGGCAGAAATTGCTAAGGACCCGTCGAATTGGGTCCGAGTAAATAACGATGACCTGCGTGCCATGATGAATGGTTCTGTCTGGTCGGCTGATTATGAAAAGATGATCACCGATACCAGAAACTATTTGATTCGCGATGCCCTTAAGAGAGGCAAGAATGTCATCATTGATAACTTGAACATCAATAGACGTCATTTCGATGATGTTTGTAAGATTGCCAAGTCCTTGAACAAGGATATTCAGGTTTTCGAGAAAGAATTCTTCGTCGATTTGGAAGAAGCTATTGCTAGAGACTCTAAGAGAGATGGTAAGGCTTCTGTGGGCGCAGATGTCATTAAGAAGTGGTGGAAGGATTCGGGCGGCAAGCAGTTTAAGTTTTATAAGCCGCGCGTTCAGATTTTCACTTCTGGGGCAGCATTCCAAAACTCTGGGATTGAGGCTCCGCCAATTGATCCAAACCTGCCTATGGCAGTGCTGTGTGATTTGGATGGAACCTTGGCTCTGTTGAATGGAAGAAATCCTTATGACGCATCTCAGTGCGAAAACGACCTTCCTAATATTCCAGTAATTGAATCATTGAAGCTTTACTACAAGGCTGGTTACAAGATCATCTTCTGCTCCGGTAGAGAGGATAAGTATGAGTCTCAAACGAGAAGTTTCATTGAGACATATTGTGATGGAATTGATGAGTATCAATTGTTTATGAGAAAGTCGCAAGACTTCCGTAAAGATGCACTTATCAAGGAAGAAATCTACGAAGCTCGCGTCGCAGGTAAGTATAACGTTCTTCTGGTGCTGGATGACCGTAATCAAGTGGTGGAATTCTGGAGATCGAAGGGTTTGACTTGCTTCCAGGTAGCGCCTGGGGACTTTTGATCGATTCTCCCATCACATAAACTAGCGGAGAAGGCTTATGGAATTCGGAATCGTACTACTAATCTTAATCTACGGCGCCTATGTGCTGTTGGTTAAAGGTGTTCTGTGGAAAATAATTGTCGCCATCTTTGGATGGTTTGGCATGTTTGTTTTCTTGGAAGTGTATATTCCGGATTCCAAAGCCATCTGTTTAATAATCGCTGGCTCGAATTTTTCATGGTCAGAAGTTATTCCGACCATAATTGTTTTATTGGCTATGTCTTATACGAAAGACGGATAACATGAATGTTCTTTATACTTGGCTGGATAGTGAACCATGTCGTTGGAATGAATTCACCTTGCTTACCTTGATTTCCTCTTTTATTGAAAAAGAAGGATTATCAGACAAGCTGAATGATTTCCTACAAGAATGTGAAGATGAAGAAGTTTCCGAATTTCAAGAAAGTGAATAGATTACAATGCTTTTGGTACAAGAGTTTTTGAAGACGCATTCGTTCAAGGAGTTACGTGAGCAGCACGGTGTGTATGCTTCTTTCTCCCAACTTGGTCACAAGTGGTCATTAAACTATGATCAAATTGAGTCCAAGGAATCAGATCCTTTGGCGCAAGAGTGCCGTGGATTGATTTTATCAACGCCCGCTGGCACGAATTTCATTCTTCATGCTACCATCCAAAATGGTAAGGTATGTTTTGATGATATCGTTCCTGGTGACACGGTAGTCTTGGCTTGTCCATTCTTCCGTTTCTTTAACCATGGAATGGCGGCAGCAGCTAATATTGATTTTGCAGATCCGGAAACCGTTATTCAGACGAAGTACGATGGTTCTTTAATCATTGTGTATTTCGATCCATTCATGGATGCTTGGTGTGCGGCAACGAGAAGCTCACCGGATGCAGATATTGTGATGGATAATGGTATGCATACTTTTAGAAGCTTGTTTGGGGTCGCCTGCGGATCCGTTCTAGGAGTATCATTTGCAGATTTAACTGCTGAACTTGATAGAGATGTAACGTATTGTTTTGAATTGATGACTCCATACAACAGAATTGTTGTTGATTACGATCAATATTCAATTGTGTTATTGGGAGCAAGAAACGTCAAGTCATTGAAGGAATTTATCGTTTCAGATTTTCCTGTGCCACTGGCTCAAGAATTTAAATTCGATAAGTTCGATGATATGGTTGCCTTCATCAATTCACAAGATCCTTCCAAGATGGAAGGCGTGGTAGTTAGAGATAAGAACTTCAACAGAGTTAAGATCAAGAGCGTAGCTTATGTTCTGGCTCACAAAATGAAGGATCATATTTCTTCTTCACCAAGAAATTGTATGGAAGCCATCTTGCTGGAAAAGGATGACGACATGTTACCTCTTTTGCCAAGTGAAGTTGCATCTAATCTTTTGAAGATGAAAGATAACCTTAATCGTATGATTAAGAGATATGATGAGATCTACCAGATCTTGTTGAATTGTTCTAATCATGTCAAAAGAGGTGATAAGAAGACATTTGCTTTGATGGTGACCGGGAATCATAAAATCTTGTGGACTTCTCCTTTCTTTCAAATGTTTGATGGTAAAGCATCTTCAATGAAAGATTTCATCATGAAGAACCAAAAAGATGGAACTTGGTCAAACACTTTTCTAGACAAAATGTTAGAACTCTCTAACTAAGCTGTAGAAAAGCCCAATGGGATTACCCATTGGGCTTTTTGTATTAAGAGGCTATCACATGAAAACAATTGTATTCTTATCCGGTTTTTCAATGCCTGCATTTGTTTCCAAATCTTCTTGGTTTTTTGAAGAGCCTTTTTGGGAAGAATATAATGCCATCTTCTACAAAAGCAGAACTCCTACTTCTGATCGTATGGTTTTAAATGAGATGGATAATCTCATTGAATTAATGGCGCCATACCCTGATGTATGTGTAGTTGGTCATTCTTTGGGCGGATGGTGGGCAGCTAATTTAGCTTGTCATCCTGATTCCAAAATGGATAAAGTAGCTCTTTGGACTCCCTTAGGTACTGCGGGAGAGTTCCCCATCTTTCCTGTTTCTTGGAAAAGCGAGCCGGGGAATAAAACTCCCAATGCCCACAATATGGGACCAGATAAAGTTTTTCTTGCCTATGCAAAAGATGACTTGATTGTCCCTTGTGAATCGCATGCCCTGCCTTTTATAGAGCAATTTAAGACTAGTACTTATGCTCTAGATGGTGGTCATATCTGGCAAACCAATCATAAAGAGGGCTTACAAGTACTGAAAAATTGGATAGGAAAGTAAACTAATGCATTAGGATATATAAATAGGTATGAATAAGTACCTGTTTGAGAGTGATTACAGCGCTGATTCCTTAAGATGGATTCGCAAACTAGAAGAAAAGAATATTAGATTTCCATATAGGGGCGGAGCAACATATTCTCACGAAGAACTAGAATCACTCCAGAGTGAAATAATAAATTCTAATGATTCCGCCTTAGCCTATTTCTTTGCAGTAGATTTTCCATATAAAACATATAGAATGCAAAAAGTCATTCTAGATAATAAAGATGCTAAATATGCCTTTCTGTTCGCCCAAAATATCAAGGGATGTGACATTAAGGCATTGCAGCAATTAGTGGTTGAATCAAAAAAAGTAAAGTATATCTGCAAATTTGCCTGCTTCGTCAAGCAAGCAGATAGAAAACCGTTAGAAAACATCATTCTTAAATCAAAAAATGTCAAGTATGCGCACATGTGGTTGAAACATGTAAAAAATACAGACGTCAATAAGTTTAAGAAGATTATTCTGGATTCTGGAAAACCAAGATATCTTTTTGAATTAGCCAAACATTTAGATGATCCGAAAGAGATTGCTAAAATTGAAGATTTGATTATTGAATGCAAATCATTTACTTACATCAAGTTGTTTGCTGAAAAGATAAAACTAGCAGATGTAGATAAGTTGGAGCAAGCTGTTTTAGACCTTGATAATGCAGAAGAGATAAAAAAGTTTGCCAAATATGTTAAACGTTCCAAAATGAGAAGATTTTTATTAGTTTGATTAACTAGAATTGAGATTTTTATGGATTCCCCTAAGTATAATCGTACTTATCATTTTCCTTTTAGCAAAGGAGCTACCAATGATGATAAGATTGCGACAGATATGTCTAGGTTAATTGGTAATCCTATCGTTATTACAGAGAAAATGGATGGCAGCAACACTTCATTAGAAACAGATGGTTGTTTTGCTAGAACTCATTCAGGACCACCAACGCACCCATCTTTTGATGGATTAAAGGCTTTACATGCGTCGTTGAAGTGGAAAATCCCTCAAGGCGTTCAACTCTTTGGGGAATGGTGCTTTGCACTACACTCCATTAAATATGATCTACTACCTAGCTATTTTCTGTTATTTAATGTACGCGATCTTTCCAATATGCAATGGGCATCTTGGGAGGAAGTCGAGCTATGGGCGGATGAAATGAGTTTGCCCACGGTTCCTGTTCTTTTCAAAGGTAGTATTTCTTCGGAAAAAGAATTACAAGAAATTGTGGAATCTTTCATGATTGCACCTTCCGCCTGCGGCGATATAAGAGAGGGTGTGGTTGTTAGGATTCAAGATGCTTTTGATGATAGAAATTTTTCCTCTTGCGTTATGAAGTGTGTACGTGCTAATCATGTACAAACTACAGAACACTGGAAGGAACAAGAAATTGTCAAGAATAAATTGTCTAAGATAAGCTCTTGACGCCCCCTTCGGAATATCAAACATAATTCATATGAATAAAGAGATATTCAATAAACGAGGGGATAACAAGGATAAATCTGTATGAGTATGCGTAGATTTCACTTCGAAAGATTGGAAGATGCGTCCGGTGTAAGTGGTTGTGGTAAGGTTGCAGAAGGTTGTATATTTGTTGATACTGGTGAAGTAATTGTTCATTGGTTGGGAAAGCGCAGCTGTATTAACATCTATCACTCTTTGGAAGATGTCGAATTTATTCATGGTCATCAAGGAAGAACCAGAATTGTTTTTGATGATCCTGAGGATAAGAAAGGTGGCAATTGAATTATACTGTTGCTCAATTGATTAGTCTGGCTCAAAATTCCCCCGAGGAATTGTCCAGAATATTAACTAGCCCTGGTACTGACATTAAGATGTTAGTTGCCGGGGCTGAGTTGTTATGTGAAGAAACAACTGATGAAACCTTAGTTATTCCCGTCATTAGACAGCTTCTAAAACATACGCATGCTCTAGTAAGAGAAAGCGCAATGATTGGTGTTACTAGTTTCTATGAAAATAAGAAACCTCCTGCGGATGTAATAAGCAGGTTGAAAATCATATCCAATTCAGATCCCTCGGCACAATTGAAAAGTTATGCTAAGGATATATTAGAATTATTTCCAGATTAACGAGCTTGTTATAGTATCTTCACTTATGAAGAACAAAATTAACATAGCATTGGACATGGAGACTGCTGACCCAGATGATATTTTTACTTTATGCATGTTGTCTACACATGATAAGGTAAATCTGGTGGCGGTCACCGTGACTCCAGGAACTAAACACCAAATTGGTGTTGTCAAACATATACTATCCAAAGTGCAGAAACACATTCCTGTCGGATCCAAGAACAAGGATCACGATAAGGAATGTGTTTCTGCATTTCATTTTAACTGGCTCGGAAAAATTCCGCCCGCCGAACCCGATGGCACCGGCAATGAGATTTTATACAATGCTCTCCAGGAATATCCTGATTTGACTATTGTCTGTGGCGCAGCCCTGGGCAACATTGGCGCGTTGCTGCGTAAGAACGAGGATGCTGTAATTTCTAAGATTGTTGTCCAAGGTGGGTTTGCCGGAGACAACATTATGCCGCCGGAGTTAGTTTTAGAAAAATTCAAGGGCAAAATCACCTGCCCAACATTTAACTTAAATGGAGATGTGGAATCTGCTTTGAAAGTTTTGTCTTCTGACAAGATATTGCAAAGAATTTTTGTCTCCAAAAATGTCTGTCATGGTGTTGTATATGATACTGCCATGCACGATTTCATGGTCAACCATAAAGGGAAAAATCTGGGATTAGATTTACTCATTGATGGTATGAGCTTTTATTTGAAGAAAAAGCCTGGTGGAAAAGCTTTTCATGATCCGCTGGCAGCCTGTGTTGCAATAAATAAAGATGTTTGTAAGTTTGAATCTGTAGAGCTATATAGACACAAAGGAGAGTGGGGTTCCCGACGCTCGGAAACTCCCAATGCAGAAATATCTATTCAAGTGGATATGGAAGTTTTTAGACAAACCATTGTGGGAGGCGCAACACATGAAGCTATTAAAATGTAAATTATGTTCAGGGGAAATTGATATTGTTGGTAATGAAAGAACCATCAATAAAAAAGTAAAATGTAGAAAATGTGGTTTTACCAATAGCTCTACAGAATCAGAACAGAAATTTCCAGAAGTATTAGTGATTAGAAAAAGAAAAACATCTAATTAAATTATCTACTTTTTCATAACATTATGATTTTTATTGCACATAGAGGAAATGTTTCGGGACCATCCGAACAAGAAAACAATCCATTGCATATCTTACTGGCATTGTCTTTAGGATTTAATGTAGAAATTGATGTTTGGTATCTTGATAAGACTTTTGTATTAGGTCATGATAAACCTCAATTTGAAGTCAGTGAAGATTTTCTATTAAATCCATATTTTTGGCACCACGCCAAAAATATAGATGCTTTCTTCCAATTAAATAGGCTAAAACCAAATCACCTAATAAATTGCTTTTTTCACGATTCTGATGACTGTGTTTTAACATCAGGTGGATGGATTTGGACTTATCCAGGAAAACAATTAACACCTGATTCTATTGCAGTCATGCCGGAAAGAGTAAAAGAAGAATATGATTTATCTATTGCACACGGCATATGCTCAGATTATGTGATTGAATTTTCCGATAACTTGAACTTCAAATTACCATAATTTGGCTAGGCATATAGTGGACTTTATACAAGTGAACCATTTATCACCTGTATAGGACCAAGCTAATGATCAAATTAATTATATTTGACTTCGACGGGGTTGTTGCGGATTGCAAAGAAATTCATTACGAATCATTAAACAAAGCCCTAGAATTAGTAGACCCAATTTTTGCGATCTCTAAAGAAGAACACATCTCAATATATGATGGTTTGTCAACAAACAAGAAACTGAACCTCTTAGTTAAGACAAAAAATTTCCCCCAAGAATCTATTGAGTTTGTTTACGAAAACAAACAAAAGTTTACTGTTCAAATGATGAATACACATTTGAATTATGATTCGAGGCTAATTCAAATATTATCTAAATTGAAATCAGATGGATACTTAATCTATATGGCATCAAATGCCATTCGCGACACCATTATTACAGGGTTAGATAAATTAGGTGTTCTATCGTTATTTGATAAAATCTATTCTAATCAAGATGTTGTTAATCAAAAGCCTCATCCAGAAATTTATCTTAAGTGCATGGTAGAGGCGGGAGTTAAACCTTCAGAAACAGTAATTGTAGAAGACTCTAAACATGGTCGTGAAGCTGCTGTTCAATCAGGCGCATATGTGTGTGGAGTAGATAATTCTTTTGATTTGTCTTATGAAAAAGTAAAAAAAGTCATTAATAATTCCAAACCTCTAAAAGTAAAGTGGTCTGGACATGATGTCAATATTCTAATTCCTATGGCGGGGGCAGGTTCACGTTTCCAAAAAGAAGGATATAAATTGCCCAAACCATTAATTGATGTCATGGGCAAACCAATGATTCAACGTGTTGTAGAAAACATTAATATTGATGGTAACTACATTTTTGTTGTACAAAAAGAGCACTTTGAATCTTACAATTTGGGAACTATTCTTCCTTTAATTGCGCCAAATTGTAAGATTGTACAAATTGATGGTTTAACAGAAGGTGCAGCCTGTACAACATTATTAGCTAAAGAACTTATAGATAATGAGAATCATTTATTAATTGCCAATTCAGATCAGTTTGTGGAATGGGATTCTAATGATTTCATGTACTACATGCTATCTAACAATTTGGATGGTGGCATTTTATCTTTTCAGTCAAATGACCCTAAATGGAGTTTTGCAAAACTAGATGAGCTAGGTTTTGTTACTGAGGTGTCAGAAAAACGTCCTATTAGTGACATAGCCACTGTAGGTATTTATTACTTCAATCGTGGAAGTGAATACGTAAAATTTGCCGAACAAAT